GACGCAACTAACACCTGGATCGACGGTGGTTCCATTCAAGGTCCCCAAGGTATCCAAGGTGAGCAAGGACCTGCGGGCGCAGTGGGCCCCCAAGGTGAGACAGGAGCCACTGGAGCCACAGGCGCAATGGGTCCCCAAGGTGAGCAAGGTCCCACAGGAGCCACGGGAGCCACAGGCGCTGTCGGTCCACAAGGCCCACAAGGTGAGACCGGCGCGACAGGTCCTCAAGGTCCTACTGGTTCCGAAGGTCCTCAAGGTCCACAGGGAGTGACGGGTCAACGAGGACTAACGGGCGCTCAAGGCCCCCAGGGGGACACAGGGGCCCAGGGTCCGGCAGGTCCCCAAGGTCCTATCGGACCGAAAGGCGATATGGGCGACCAAGGCCCTATTGGAGTCACAGGTCCCGCTGGTCCAACAGGCCCTCAGGGTCTCACAGGACCTCAAGGTCTCACGGGTGCAACAGGCGCCACTGGACTCACTGGTCAAGGCGCTCCAGTTGGCACCATCACCTATTTTGCCGCACCAAATCCTCCAGAAGGATGGGTTGTTTGCGATGGACGGTCTCTGTCTCGCACCACTTATTCTAAGCTGTTCGCTGTCATTGGAACAAGCTACGGATCTAACAGCCCGAATTCATTCCGAGTTCCTAACCTCTTAGGTATGTTCCTCCGAGGTTGGAACCCCAATGCTGGCGGCAACGATCCAAACAGAGCTTTTGGTACTCCTCAGCTGGATGATTTCAAGTCTCACAACCATGCAGTAGGCGATCCCGGCCACTTCCACAGTATTACGGCATATGCTGGTAACCTTGTTGGTAATCAATACACCCTAGCAACTACAAATGCGAACATCGTCCTAACTTCCTCACTCCTTAGCATTCAGAGGGCTAAAACAAACATTTCAGTAAAATCTACAGGAGGTACAGAAACTCGCCCGGTCAACGTTGCTCTCCTACCTTGTATCTGCGCCTCTCCCACTCCGGGTGTGCTGGTGGAGAATCCGGCTCTACCCAACAATCTAGGTGCTGTCTACGGTAACGCCACAAACCCTCTAAACACGGTTGTTGGTTACCTATCCGGAGCCAATCTAGACACCACCAGCAACAACAACGTCATTCTAGGTACCTACGCAGGGGCTAGTCTTACCAGCGGTGATGGAAACATCGCTATTGGAAATGAATCCCTTAACTCCGGAGAAGGCGTCTCCAACAACATTGGCATCGGGTCGCTGACTCTGAACCTTCTGGAGGGCGGAAGTGAGACCGAGTCAAACATCGCAATCGGTAATGGCGCTCTTTCGAACTTAACAACTGGCAGAAGCAACATCGTCATCGGTCCTGGTGCTGGCGCCTATTTCCAGAATGGCATTGGAAACGTCCTCATCGGCGGTTACGGTGGAGGGGATATTACCGGGGGAACGTATCCGAACGATGCAATTATTCTATCCTCTGCTGGTTTTGACGGAAGCACAAAACTCATTATCAACCAGTCAGGTTCTCTATCTTTCTCAAATGAATACCCGGGAGCTGACTACGGCACTCCAGGCCAAGTCCTTCAATCCAATGGTCCCAACGCTCGCCCGACTTGGGTGAATGCCGGAGGTTTCCAGACCTACCCAATCTTCCGCACTAGCACTCTCACAGCCACAACTACTGGCAGTTACGGAACAGCAGTGGTCATCTACGATGTTGCGAATACATCGAACATTGTTGCGCAATACAACGGGGCCAACGGACGTTTCCAGCCCACTCTGGCGGGCTTCTGGACGATCCAAGCTTCCGCACGTTGTTTCGATGACGCTACTTTGGAGTCTAATGTTAGAATTGTGAAAAATGGTACCACTCAGGTGGCCATTTGCGGATCTTACGGCCAAGTGGCTGGTAACGTCGCCGCAACAGTTTACTTCAATGGGACAACCGACTATGCCACAATAAACATCATCACAGCCACCGCTGCAACAAACGTTCAGACCTCCTCTTACTTCTCCGCGTTCTACGTTGGTAACTGACAATGCCTAATTTTAACTTTGTAGTGCCGCCCTCTCCGTTGTATCCTGGCAATACGCCGGGATCGCAGAGAGTTCTCAATCCGAAGGACACCCCTGATGTTTACACAACAACTGGGCCTTTACCGTTGTCAAACGGACTTGTTACTACAACTGAGTCTTTGAAATTTGATCCAAACAGCGTCACTGAAGGAACATTTGATTGCGGCAGATTCGGTTCGCAGGCCTGACAAATGACTCTTCACATTCAAAACTTTCGCAGTGAAGTCCCCGGAGAAATCCCCGATTCTTTGCTTCCAGGTGAGATTGCTTTCAACTTGGCTGACAACTACCAGTTCATCGGTGACGGAAGTAATACGAGAAAAGATGCCGACGGAAACGTAATCCTGCCCATGCCGCCCTTGGGGCAAGGATTCGGCACATTTGGCGTTGGCGCCGGAACTCCCGGACCTCAAGGTCCTGTCGGGCCTCAAGGACCAGACGGCCCCCAAGGTCAAGACGGTCAAGACGGAGCGGCAGGTGTGCCGGGTCCTCCCGGTGAAAATGGACCAACAGGGCCACAGGGACCCGCGGGTGTCAAGGGAGACGATGGAGTGATGGGACCTGTCGGTCCCGTGGGCCCTCTCGGCCCAGAGGGACCTCCCGGAACCGGCATCTTCCTTCAGGGGACTGTGCCAACTTTTGCTGATTTGCCCGCATCAAGCACTGAGGGGTTTGCTTATCAGGCCCTTGACACCAAAGACATTTGGGTGTACACTCCGTCCGGCTGGGCGAACTTCGGCCAACTCAGAGGCCCACAAGGTCCTCAGGGTCCACAAGGGGTTCGAGGAGTTGCCGGTGCGACTGGCGCAACTGGAGCCACAGGCCCAGCTGGAGCTGATGGCGCCCAGGGTCCGAGAGGTTCTGACGGTGACCCAGGTCCTGCTGGAGCTGACGGTGACCCAGCAACCGTCCAAGTTGGGACCACCAACACGGGTCTGCCAGGGACGAACGCCACGGTTGTCAACAGTGGCACAGTTCAAAATGCTATTCTTAACTTCACTATTCCAAGAGGAGCAGACGCCTTGGGGCTGCCTCCGGGCGGAAATGTTGGACAGTATCTCGTTGGGGCTCCTGGTACCCCATACCAAAGTCAGTGGGCAACAACGCCTTTAGTTGGGACCAACTTCAACAAGATTAGCTTGGGGGGCAGCACCACCGGCGGTTCTTCCCCGTACAAAACCGGCATCTACATCGGCTACAACACCGGGGGAGCCGCGGGCACTGGTGGTGGAGCTTCGAACATAGTAATCGGTAACTCCTCTGGCCAAACTCTCACCGCCCCTGCACAAAATAACATAATCATTGGCAATGGGATTGGATCTGGACCGACCAGTCTAAGCAACAGTATCCTTATTGGCACAGGTTTTATTGGCAGTAATCTCACCTCCGAGGCTAGGGTCACGATCCTTGGTGGGCACCAGGGTAAAGTGGGCACAAACAATCTGACCATCATCGGTGACAACTCAGGCTTTATTAGCCTTGACACGGACAGAGGTGGTGTTGGTTTCAATAACTACGACACTGGCGCGGCTGGTCAACAGCTCATGGCAGTGGGACAAGGGGCTGCACCGGTTTGGGGAAACAAATCGTATGCTTTTGCCATTCTCACTGAAGATCAACGTTTTACAAGTCCCGGAAGTTCCGTAACTTGGAGTGAAATCTTTATTCGAGGATCCCGCATTAGGCAGGTAGTGGTCGGGGCAAGTCGAAACGTCTATTTTGAGTTAGACCAAGGAATAACTTACAAAATCACAGTTAACTTGGCAGCGTATGGGTGGGTTTATTTCGGCGGTTATGCCAATTTTAGATGGGACACCGGTGGTAATGCCCCGGCGGAGATTGCTTGTGCGCAAACGCTTTTGTTTGCAAACAACAGGGATAACGGCGAGACCCTGGTTAATTCGTTCACCTCAATTTACACTCCAAGACCAACCGTAGTCCGCCACTCTCTTAAACTTGTGAACGGGGAAGGATTCTTCGACCTCAGAGGTTCCCTTTGTTCGATGCTCATTGAGGAGTTTTGATAACGATCACATCACGGGGTAAAACCACTTTACAACCAAGTCACTGAAACTTCAGATTGAAGCAGTTTTCACTTACGTAAGCATGGCAACAACCATTCAAAACCTCCACAGCTTGACGGCGGGCAACCAACCGGGCGACCTTTTGCCTGGTGAAGTTGCTTACAACGTCGCTGATGGTTTCACCTATATCGGTGACGGTACCAACAACTACACCGATACTCTCGGCCAAGTCATTGGCCCCTCGTCTGAGCCCGGAATGGGCTGGCAGCAAGGCATTTTCAACGCTGCTCCTGTTCCAGGCGCGGTGACCCTGGCTGGCATCTATGACGCTCAAGCCAATCTCGTCACCTCTGTCACTGCCGCTGGCACAGCAGCTGGTTTCACTGCCGCAGCTGCTCTTCCCGCCGCCGCACCTGGCAACAGCGACTATTACGTTCTCGTTCAAATCGGCGGAACTCTGACTCCTCCGGCCCCCACCGGCGACGCCGATCCTGGCGATTGGCTCGTGTCGACCGGCACTGGCTGGGCACTTGTCAAGACAAGCCAACAGGTTGTCCCCGCTGAGAACGTCACCGTCACCCCGACAGGTTGGATCACTGGTCCTAACCTGCAACAAGCTCTGAACCAAGTCGTTCTGAATGCTCTCACCACCGCTGGTGGAGGAATCTCCTACCTCAACGTTAATGGTGACCTGGAAGTTCTTGGTGACACCACGCTTGGCAATGCGAGCACCGACAATCTGACTGTTGCGGCCACTTCGGTGTTCCAAGCTCCGGTCACCGTCAACGCGACGATCACCGGCAACTCGAGTCTGATCATTGCCACCACGGGTGTCTTCGGCACCAACTTGAGCGCCGCTGGTAACCTCACCGTCGGCGGCAACACAACTCTTGGCAACACCGGCACTGACACAGTTCTCGCAGCTGGTCCTGTCACTCTGCAGAACAACCTGACCGTCACTCAGACGACTCAGCTGAACGGCACGACTCAAGTCAACGGTGCGCTGACAACCACCAACCAAGTCGCCTTCACTGGCTCCGGCTCTGCTGTTTCAGTTGACACTGCCACTCTCGCCGTTGCTGGAACCACTGCTGTCAGCACTGAAGTTGGCACGAGCCTCACTGTCAACTCCGCCAACGTTGGTTTCTCGACCTCTTCGAACGTCACCTTCAACGGCAACGTTACGCTGGCCTCTAACGCCAACTCCCGTACCGTAACGTACTCCCGCAATGCCACGGTCACTGAAGTTCTGAACAACTTCCTGGTTGTGCCCGGTACCATCATTTCTTTTGGTGGCGCTACCGCTCCTGCGGGTTATGTTCCTTGTGACGGTCGCAGTCTTGCCACCACCGGCCAGTATGCTGATTTGTTCGCAGCTATCGGTTACGCTTGGGGCGGCGCTGGAGCAACTTTCAAGGCTCCAGACCTTCGAGGTTTGTTCGTTCGTGGCACCGGAGCAAATGGAACAGCGAGAACCGCTGGGGGCGGAGTTCCTGCGACAGGAGCAGTTGGCGGCGTGCAACAGGACATGTTTGCACAACACAAACACGACATTCTTGATAAGAATGGCAACGCTCTGGATCCAAATTGGGTCAACTCGTATGACACTCTTGGAACGGGCCAAGGCACCTCATTGGGCGGTCTAACCAGCGGCGGTTTCCAGTATGGAGGCAAACCGTATACGGGGAATGCGGGTTCTTTCGAAACACGCCCAATCAACGCATCGGTTCTCTACTGCATCAAATACTGAGGTAAATCATGACTGTATCCGTTTTCGCCCCGACACCTGCTCCGGCACCCTCCATCGTCCAGTACGAGCTCTATTCTCAGAATGGACCTCTGGCTCTTGGCGCTGGAATCTACATCACACGAGACGGTCGCATTGCCGTTGACGCCTCTGCCATCCCAGGCGTCATCAACTGCGGAACCTTTTAAGTTACTTGGGGGCCTCGGCCCCCATTTCAAACTATGCAACTCTACACCATCTCTCGCATTGAACAGTATATTTGTGACGCTCTGATCGCGTCACCCGAAATACCTCTCAGTGTGAATATTCTGCGCCTAGCGGATGCTATTGATAAAGAGGGGGTGGTACAAAACACCAACAATATTGTGGTGCGATACGTAAGTTCATTCTTCAATGTGAAGTCCAGAATTCCACTCGTGTATGAGAGGATAATCACATTTGAACTGAACTTCAGCACCCAAAATTATCTCTCAAGTAGCGGACATGACTTCGCCACTCAACTTTTGGCGGGAGCGTACACTACGCTCGTGAGCGGCGTTCCCTCCGACACCGGGGTTTCTTTCTCTGAACCCTTCACCCTTCAGTCCGAAAACTTCACCGGAATCACCGAGAATTCTCAGTACACGTACACGCAGGTGTGGGGCATCACCGCCTCTGAAACATCCCCGTACGTGGCACTCGATCCATGTGTTCAACGCGGTGACTGCTCACAGATTTTTCCAGGAAGATACACTCGCACGAATCTTCCACTCGCTGGCGTCATTGACGGTGAGTATCGCATCTACGTACCCGCCTTTCCCGACGGTTCCTGCGCTGACGTTGTCGACGCTGACGGTGGAAATGGCGGAAGTATCATTTGGGAGAATGAGATTGCCAGGTCAGGGAACATGGTGTATTTCGCTGATCCCTCCATTGTTTTCCTTCCTGCACAGCTTATTAACAAGGTCCGTCTCACATGGACCGGGCAGTACCTTGGTGACAACAAGGACAAGATCATGGTCGCCATCACAGACTTGGAGACCAATGAGACCATTGCTGAGGTTATTTACTGTAGTCTCAATGACATTGACGGTTTCCCACAATACTTAATGCGCTACACAGTTGGATTGTGGAAATCCAAGGTTGATCAACTCACCAACGAGAACTACTCTCGGTCCGCATTTGATGATGATTGGAATCAAAGCACTTCCACTGGTGTTTTGGCGATCGTTCTCAGCAATGCTCAGGCCATTTACACTGACCCAACTAACCCCCAAGCCACACAACGGATGGTTGATGGAGGAATCGTGGTTGGGGTTGAGCCAGATGTGTTCATTCAGGTGGGACCGGAACGGTTCATCATGGTCCAACAGTCGCCAGTCGGACGCGGATGGATTAAACAGACGGGAATCGAATATACGTCAGAGAACGAACTCTGGAAGTTGGGCTGCCCGGGATGCCGCCCATCTATTCGGTCGTAACGGGTAAAACTCTATGAAAAAGCAGAAACCGCCACTCTGTTTCTCATTCTTTTTTGCTGAAAACAGTGACGAAGAGTGGGAGGAAACATTCGAAGCTCTATTAGAGTCAGAGAACTATGAAAGAGAATCCCCAACTCTGGTCACAGTACTATCAAGCACTAGCCCAAGGCGATCCCTCGCGAGCTAGGCAAATTCTTGCAATGATTAACCAACGCCCACAGCAGTCACACCCAATTCCGGGTGCCGGCGGCTGCTGCAATCGGAGATTCCCACGATGAAAAAATCACACGAAGACATTATTCGAACTAAAGAAGTTCTTGCTCAAGACGCACTCAAGGTCGCCACTGAGGCTCTCGGCTACATTGAAGATGCGATGCCTGATGCCGGCATCCGTGATCTCATCACCATTTTCAATTCCGCTATCAAAACCCACCGCGACCTTGTGGGCGACATCGTAGATCTTACAGCGCCCAAGGAGGGAGCTGCTGAGAAGGAGCTGGCTAAAGAGTACACCTCAAAAGTTGACGATCTGCTGAAGAAACTATCGTCATGAGGCCAATCATCGAGCACGTCTCTCAGCTTGAAGAGCACTCGAGTTGGCGGAAATACCAACGCGGAATCCGAGAACTTGAGTTGCTCGAAGCGCCGAAAAGCATCATTCACGAGTTTAAGCACAAGGCTGCTCGTGACTGCTTTTTGGCATTCTGCGATATCATGAAAGCGGGTGACTTGCAGGTTGCAGAATTCCATGAGATTATCGGCTCCGCCTTCGAAGACTTAGCCACACGCAGACAGCGTCGTCTCATCGTTTCCTGTCCTCCACGCTCAGGAAAGTCGATGTTGGCGACCATGTTCGTGGCATGGTTATTAGGACGCGATCAAAAAACCCAACACGTTATCGCATCATACGGCGCACAACTCTCGAGTAAGTTCCACAGAGAGGTGTGTCTGATGATGAAGTCAGCGGGTTTCAAAAAGGTTTTCCCTGAGTTTTTGGGTTTCAACCCAGACTCAAAATATGACATGATGGGTGGTGGCTACATTCTGGCCACGTCCGTGGGAGGCGTGCTGACTGGATTCACTGCTGGAACCACCGACATGGAGTCGCCAGGTGTTGGCGCCATGGTGATTGACGACCCGTTGAAATCCTCCGACTCGAAGACGGCGATGGACACGCTGGCGAGTTGGTGGGAGGAACAGGCGTCCACTCGACGAACGAACCATTGGTGTCAGATGGTGATCGCCACCCGATTCCACGAGAAGGACCTTCACGGCATTCTCATGGAGAAGGATGGGCTCTTCGATGAGGAGGAGAATAAGTTTGGTTGGAGGTGGCTGAACATTCAGGGGTTGTGTGAAGATGTCGTCAATGATCCGCTAGGGAGAAAACAGGGAGAATCACACTGGCCGACAAACTCGGCCTTCACAGTTGACATGCTTCTCTCTCAGAAGAGAGCGATGGGAAGCTTCAAGTTTGCCGCTCTCTATCAGGGAGTGCCATCATCTGACGAGGGTCAGATCATCAAGCCCGGTTGGATTCACCGAATCGAAGAGGAAGACTGCCCAGAGTTTGACGTGACATGGCTGGCAGTTGACTGCGCGTTCTCAGAACGTGAAATGGCGGACGAGACCGCGGTGTGTGTCTGCGGAATCAACAAGGAGAACCCGGAAATTGTTTACGTCATCGACATTGTGACAGGACGGTGGGCGTTCCCTGACCTCATCGAGGCGGTTAAGCACCTCTACCGTCTGTACAAAGCTCGAGTCCTCTGCATTGAGAAAGCCGCATCTGGTCAGTCCCTCATTCAAGTGTTGAGGCGAGAAGCAAAAATTCCCATCGAAGAGTTCAAGCCATTGAAGTCGAAGACCACGCGCCTCCAAGCTGTGTCTCCGCTCTTTGAGCAAGGTCGAATAAAGTTTGTGGTGGCACCTTACACTGACCCTTTTATTCGTGAACTCACGCAGTTTCCATATGTGGCGCATGACGACCGTACTGACTCAGTGGTCTGGGCACTACACTATTATATTGAGCACATGGACGCAGGAAATCGAATGCTTGCGGAATCTATCATCACCCACCGCAAGTTTTTGGGATCAACAAGACGTGCTGAGGTTGATGATTCTGGAATTTTCACCACATTAGGGAAAACTCCAACTCGAACACTCAAACCAGAAGGCTGGGGTTTAGAAACTGCCGACATTGTAGAAACTACTAGCGAAAGGATCATTCGTGGCAGACGCAGTCGAGGGCGGGGCGTTGGCTGGGATGGTTGAACTCGGGTAAAACTATTTGACCGCAGGTTTGGTTTATGCACCATGACCTTATACAGCGGGCCATTTGGAGGTTATAATGTAGTCTGTCATTACAACATCAAAGCGATAAATTATCCCACCGATGCTACTCACTTCTTTATGGCTATTGCTGCAAGAGACAAGCGCAAATTGCGTCGTCAAGTTCAAGAGTTCGAGGCCCAATCTCGAGGAATGGACGTCCTGCCTTTTTACTCAAAGACGGACTCTCAGGAAAATCTCTGGAACTCCCTTAATCGCAACACTGTTACAATCGCAGTCGGACCGGCAGGTGTCGGTAAGACTATAGTCGCCCTTTGGTGGGGACTACAAGCGATTAAAGAAAACAAGATCCAAAAAATCTACTATCTCCGAAGCGATGTCGGATGCGCTCACCAACGTGGACGCGGCGCTTTACCAGGTACAATGGAAGAAAAAATGGCCCCGCTTGTGGGACCAGTGTATGATAACTTAGCGGTCATGACAAGATCGCAAGGTGCAAGTGAGTACCTGCTCAGCAAAAAAGTCATCGAGCCAATCCTTTTAGAGGATGTTCGAGGAAGAAGTTTTAATGACTGCTTAATCATCTTTGATGAAGCCCAAAACTCTCTGCCTGGAAATGTCAAAACCGCGCTGTCCAGGGTAGGCGAAAACGCTAAAATCATTGTAACGGGAGACACCAGACAAATTGATCTGGATGTATTCCGCTCTGACAACGGTTTGCTTGATAGCTACCTTAGACTGGCAAACATCCCTTCCGTCGGAAGGGTTCAGTTTACTAAAGAAGACATCGTTCGTAACGGTGTCATTGCTGACATACTTTCTGCTTACGACGACTAATGCGAAAATCGACACGTTGGAATCGTTCCGCCCCACATGAGTTGGATGCCATGGTCATGGCGCCGGCTCTTCCTAATCTGCGCCCAATGGGAGTCACAAATCGTGACAACAACCCGTCCCCTTCACAGTCAAAAGTGGACACCGGCGTGTCTTTTTCCGAGTCAACTCGTGTCAATCTCGCAGATCCGCAAACGCTGGGAGTTTGGAATATGATGAAAAATGCCGATGATCCATCGCACGTGGCTTTCATCTACCGCTCCCAGTGCAACTCAAAACATTGCTCAATCCCAAAGGAACACCTTCGTCGCATGAGAGACGTGATGATTGCTGATATGCGGGAGAACGAGAAAAACTCCTCCTCTCGCAGAAAACAGACACAGGTCGGACGAAACGCTCCCACCTGGAATGATCCCCAACTCCAAATTCGTCGAGGAGCCTGATGGATTACACAGTTCCATGCGCCAAATCGAAAGTCCATCCGGACGGGATTTGCAGAAAGAAACTCCATAAAAACATTCACTCCGGACTCCACAAACTCGTGGAACGTCTCGACAATGAGGCGATGGAGGAACAGCTCCAACAACAGAAGGAGCAATTTGACGAGCAGCGCCGCCATCTCGACCTTCAGGAAAAAATGCTGGGTGTGGGAATAGGAACACACCGCGTCATCAAAGACATGCGGAAGAACAAACCCAAAGTTGAACCCTTCATCCCGGGTGCCGGAAGCGGTAAGCCCGACAAGCCCAAAAACAATAAGCAACAATGAACTCTTACTTTTCACCCGAGGCTCTCGAAGCGCTGCAACAGGCTTACGAGATGCAACTTACGCCTGAGGAACAGGATTTTGATGCCATCACTGGCCTCCCCACAAATGTCGTAAGCGGCACATCTCCCTGGCACAATTCTGTCGATCTGTGGCGCTATCCCGACGGTAAAAACAAACTCGAGACATCCCCCATCATGTACCGTGCGGATGAGGATGAGTATGACGATGTTATTTCCGAGTATGAGGGAGAGGATGACGAATACGAAGAGGATGAGACCCTGAGTGATGAAGAGATTGATAATCTGATCGAGGAGCTTCTATACTCCGATGAGGAATAAAGGGTAAAACCAACCAGCTTTGCTGCTCTTATGGACGGTGTTGTTCTCCCCGGTGCGGGCGGGATGATTAACTCATCGAATGCCCAATCGGGTCCTGGTCTCAAGAAGGAGAACAGGGAGGACCGGAAGTGGGGGCAGGGGACAAATAAGGAAGGTTTTATGACCATCGGGAAAGTTGATCATTCCGACAAACGTCTGAATGCCCACAAGGAAAATCGTGAAAAGCGGGTGAATCTTATCAACCGATCGATGAACGAGTACGCTGACGGTGGTCAGGCCATGAGTGAGATCATGGGACGTAAAACCCTCCGCGCCACTCAGTTCCGCGAGCTGAAGTCCAAAGAGTACAAGTTCTCAGAGGAGGATCTCAACGCTGAGTATCTGGCGATGGGGTCATACAAGGAGGGCTGCTCATGTGGAACATGCGCTTCCTGCCGAGCCAAGAAAAAAGAGGAGGCTGAGTACCGCGAGTGGTCCACTGAGAAGCGGAAGGAACTCTCGAAAGGTGACATTAAAGGTCACTTTGCTGGCCCTGACCAGTCATTCCCCATCTCAAACGCCACCGACGTGAAGGCGGCTTGGTCATCTGTTGGCCGCGCGAAAAACCCTCGCGCTGTCATGAAGAGCATCATTCGCATCGCAAAAGAACTTGGCCTGGAATCAGCACTCCCAGAGTCCGTCAAACAACGTATGGAAGAAGGTGGTTCAGGACTCCCAGGATGATCTCGATCACTGCACTGTTGGCTGTCGCCGGTCCTGTGACCGGCGTTCTTCTTTCAGTCATTCTGTATTTTTCACGGAAGACTCTTGAAGACGTGTCCTCATCATTGAAAAGTGTTGAGTCGACGCTTGTGGAACTTCGTGTGGAAGTTCCTAAGTCTTACGTCACAAAAGAAGAACTCCTCTCCCACATGAAAGCCGAGGAAACTTGGCACAGCCACATTAATTCCCAACTTCGTGACATTCGCGAAGAAATGTCCGCCCTACGTGATTGGAGCCACCACCGATGAACCTTGAAGATTACGACTTTGACCGCCTTCTCGGGTTGGGCTTCACTGAGAAAGCTACAGGGGATTTGAAGGACGCTTGTTGGAAGGGCTATACTGCCATCGGTACCAAAAAGAAAGGTGGTCGCACAGTACCAAACTGCGTCCCCATCAAAAAGTCGGAGCACTCTGAGTCAGATGACTTCCGCCAGGTTCAAATGGGCGGCGATTTGCTCGTTGATGTAGAGTGTGATACGAATCTCCCGGTCTCCACACCTGCTGAGCTTCGTGAGGCCAAGATGCGGAAGCGTGTGGTTGCAGCTCAGAACAAGGCCCAGCGCCAAGAAGCTCGTGAACAGGCCAAGCGCGCTCGTGAGGCGAAGAGGGCGAGTCGCGAAGCGAAGAAGATGCAGCAAGGATTCGCTGAAGAAATGAAGCGCAAACCACTCATTGCTGGCCCAAGTGCGGGTTCGCCAAGTTTTGCTGAGGGGAAAGGAACTGGAAAGCCATGCGGCGACTCGCACATCTCCGCAAAGAAGACTTGCAAAGTTGGCCAGGGATCAGTGAAGCGTGATCCAAGCAAAGATGTCAAGCGCGGTAACACTCTGATTGGCACCTCTCCGAAGAACATGTCGATTGACAATCTCAATGAGGTGAAGAAGGAATACGAAGACTACAAGAAGAAGTTCGGTCATCGTCCTGACCTCAAAAACGTGATGGACGCTTATGAGAAGCGCATCGCAGACGCTGAAAAAGCTATCAAGGAGATGGACTGATGTTCGGCTCCTTCCCTGACGACCTCCTCAAGCAATTCAAAGAGGATTACGCTGAGCGCCAGGCTTTTGCCTTAGGTTATCCTCAGCAGACCTACTCTGATAAGGAGTCACTTGAGTGTAATAAGCCAAAGGCTGAAACCCACAATGGGAAAAGCCATGTGGTAAAAGCTTGCTATGATGGCGCGCCCGAAGGAGGCAAACTCATCCGATTCGGCCAAGCTGGAGCCTCTACCGCAGGCAAACCCAAAGAGGGCGAGTCAGACCGCATGAAAGCGAGGCGTGCGTCTTTCAAAGCCCGCCACGGCCGAAACATCGCCAAAGGAAAGTCATCCGCAGCTTACTGGGCGGACAAGGTTAAATGGTAACACAATGAACACTTTCAGTCTCCCCTCAGTCGACCACCTCATCGAAGGTGTTCACTACACAATCGTCGATTGGTCCTTTGCCGAAGGCCGCGCACGAGACCGCGGTCTTGAGACCAATATGCCTTCCCGTGGAATGGCTTCTACCTTTGCTGATGGGCAGGAATGTCCAGAGGGCGAGAAGATGATTTTTGGCATGTGCCGCAAAACGGGTCAGAAACAAGGCGAAAAGGAATTTGACTCCTCAAAGAAAACCAAACAGGAGGAGGAAGGCGAAGCCCAAGCGAAGAAGGAAGGTTCCGACTTCAAAAACAACAAAATGATCAAAGACGTCAAAACAGGCAAGAAAATGGGTTGGGCCATGAAAGATGGTAAACCCGTGCTTGTGGAGTGGGGGTCAGTTGCGGGCGAGAAGAAGGTAGGCCCCAAGCAACCAGCTCCAAAACCCGGAACAAAGCCTAAGGAAAAGCCTAAGCCAGAACAACCCAAGCCCCAACAGTCAGCCTCTTCAGCGCCCGACAACGCCGACAGCTTGGTGCGGGAAGAGAAAAAGCGTGATCTCCTCCCAGGGTAAAACAGATCTAAAGCTCCCGAACAATGCGTAAAGATTCCATCGCCCCCGGTGCCTACCAAAAGGCGCTGGAAATGTACCAGTTTTCAGAGAAAGGCTTCCACGGTGCTGGCGTCGACGCTGACGACGTTCCGGTGTTGGCACCTCAAGTGTCCAAACTGAAAAAAGAGGACGAGCCCTGGCAGCCCAACTCCGCTTTCTACGGCAACCAACCACGTGGCAGTGGCCCCTCGGCTTTCAACTACGGTGAGGAGCAGGGCACTGGTGAGTACAACTCCATGCAGGGCCAACTCACTAAGCTCATGGATATGCAGGAAAACCTGAGTGGGCAACTCCGTCGTGCTCGCCAACTCGGCAATTTCAAAGAGGAGCATCGTATTGTTCAAGAGCGCAATAACGTTCTGAAAGCCATCTCTGCCATCGAAGCAAAGATGATGGTAAATGACAATGGCCGCTTCCGTCGTGACATGAACGACGGCATGATGTACGAATCGCAAAATCATCAAGAGGAAGAAAATCCCTTCCGTGATTTTGTTGAGGCCATCGACGAAAACGATCAAAAAATCGCCGCACTTGAGGCTGCGATGTTGGAGTTTTCAGAAAGCAAGAACCTAAGGTCAGCAGGTGGAGATGATTCTGCAGATCCTGGCCAATCCTACTCCCCTGAGGACGACGAGGAAGACGACGAAGACGAAGAAACTCTGGACGAAGAGTGATGGCTAGAGCTGGGAAGGGGAAACCGTGCGGAGATTCGTTTATCTCCGCGAGCAAAAAGTGCAACATCGGCCAACTTTCCCAGCGCCTGAACAAGGGAATGCTGGCGAAGGCGACGACTGAGAAGCTGAAAGATTATCTCAATCGTGCGCCGTACAAATATCAGAGAGACGTCATTAAGGCGGAGCTCGACCGTCGTGCTGGGAAGGCTCCGTCAGTTCCCTCAGACTTGAAGAAACAGCTCGCCGCTCTCGCCGGACCTACCAACCGTGGGCTTCAACGAGAGAAGATGGACAGTCTGCCGCCACAGAGGGACAGTGAGCCTCCTGGCCTCGCCATCCTACGGAGAATGCGGGAGAAGGGGGAGAATGAACCTTCCGCGAAGCCTGCCGTCAAAGACGGTGATCTGTCCCGGCAGATCAACGCGGGATTCCTCAAAAACGCGGCGAAGGAGAAACTCGAGGAGTATCTTCAGCGGGCTCCCTACAAATATCAGCGAGACAAGATTCAGGCTGCGCTCAATGAGCGTGCGAAAATGGATGGCGCAAAACCTGAGGGTGGAAATCTGTCCAAAGGTGGGAAGTGGGGAAAGTGGACCGACGAGAAACTTCAGGATCAACTTGATGAGGCGAAAAGACGGGCGAAGCTCGATCAGATCGACGAAATTGAGAAAGAACTCAAGCGTCGTGGAGTGGAGCCGCGTGCGATGGAACCCGCGGGCCGTCCGAAGGGAATGAACAGCTGGGAGCTCCAGAGCGCTGTTAGCATTGATGATCGCATTGAGAGAGACACGACTAAGGCACTTGGCGACAGCACATTTGTGTGGGGCAACTCGCTGGTGAGAGAAGCGAAAGTGTTGGGTTCCGGTGCGTATGGCACCGCGATCAAGGACAAGGGAGGTGACGTGGTCAAGCGTGGGACCATCGGCGACAACGAAGCTGACCTCATTGATAAGATCGGGAAAGCTGACCTCGGTCCGAGACTCATCGCGGCTCAACTCGATGGTCCAGCTGGTCCTCCGAACACCTCCACGGGCCGTGTGGCCATGACACTCGTTCCAGGAACTCCCATCGGTAGGAGAGCTGGCGACGCGCCCATCGGAAAGACGGGTAAAGTGGTCTCAGATGCCTACTGGGAAGCTCGTGCCAAACTTCACCGCATGGGCATCGCCCACAACGACATGCACATCGAGAACGTCTTCGTCGATCGCAAGGGCAATGGCCGATTCGTGGACATGGGCATGGCTCAGGACAATCCCAAAGCGGCACTCGCCGAGGCAATGGGCGCCTTCACCAGGGGACCGATGGGGACCTCCATTGGAAGCGACACTGGCGATTGGCAGGTGAGAAGGTGGGATGGCACTGCTGGACGGGACATGACTAATGCCGAGAGGTCAAACAGTCCAGTCGTTCGACAGGAGTTCGCCCGGAGATTTCCCACCGCGGCGAAGGTGCTCCAAAACAAAGAAAAGGCTATATCTAAGATGAAGAGCTTCGGTCTGTCCGATCAGGACGTGGCCGACATCATAGGCCATGGCATCAGAAAGGACAATGACTCCTTCGAGAAGGGTGCCATGGGCAGGCTCACCAATGACCAAGCCCTGAAAATCATCAACATTCTCTACGATGGCATCTAAATCTGACGACAAGAAGTACATCGCACTGATGGATAAGTACAAGCAGAATCGTGGAAAGGATCCGCAAGGTGCCATGAAGTACCTTGATGCCGCGATGGAGCTTAGCGCTCGTGGTAATGTGAGTGACGACGCCCGAGTCGGTGCCGCCTATCTCTGACGGGGTAAGAGTGTTGAAAGCCCGTCTTCACGGGCACGCACTCGCTCTTCAGCAACATGGCCGTACGGATCGTTCTCAAGCGTTCAAGCATCCCGAACAAGCGCCCTAACGCGGATCTACTGGATCCAGGCGAACTTGCTCTTAATACAAACGCTCTCACTCCAGGCCTGTTTTTCGAAGCGGACAACAATTCGATTGTCAAGGTTGGTCCGACCGCGGTCGGTGAGAATCCCCCAACATTAACGCCCTCTCTCGGCGAAACTTACTACGACACCGCAAATAACAGTTTGAGTGTTGGGACAATTGATCCCGAGACCGCGGCTCAGGTGTGGAAAGAGGTTTCGGCCCCATACCTCGGAGGCACAAACGGATACGTGGTGTTTGTTGCGCCCGAATTCCCCACTTCTTCCGACGCCATCAAGAATGACGGTCAATCGAGTCCTTTCCGCAGCTTAAACCGCGCTGTCATCGAAATCGCAAAGCAGTCAATTGCGACTCAGAACGAAAGCGACGCTGGGAAAAACAATCGATTCACCATTGTGGTCTCCAACGGGATCTGTCCCGTCTACAATGGTCCTGGCCTTCCCCTTCCAGTAGACACAAACGCGGACAATATCCCAGAATTCAATGTGGTTTTTGAGGGCAATTCTGCAAATTTGCCGGACGTTCTCAATCTACAACAATTCAACCCAGAAACGGGTGGTCTTCTCGTGCCACGCGGAACGAGCATCATTGGCACAGACCTACGTAAAGTAGAACTCCGCCCCTCTTACGTACCGACATACAAAAACCCTTCAACTGGCCAAGGAAGCAACCAGCCCATTACGTCGATTCTGAAATGGACCGGAAATTCCTACGTCTCTAGTTTTACAGTACGAGACAAGAGATCTCTTGTTAGCATCTCCGAGTTTACAGTAGGACCAGCTGGAGAAGGCGTATTTGTATCAAGTCGCCCGCACTGTTTCAACTTCAATGATCGAGTTTTCTTCAGTTTCGCGCCAGGAACCAATACTACACCTTTGTCGCCTAACAGCGCGAGTATTTTAAGCGGATATTATTTCGTCAAGCCGCTTGGTGTTGACACCTTTGAGCTTTCATTCACAGATCTCACTGGTGAACCAAACTATGTTGAGCGCTCACAACTTCCAGCTTCTTCACAAGGCCTTGGATATTTGGCTGAGTGCTATTGGCAACCATACTCCCACCACCGCCTGCGCTCGATTTACTCGGCTTCGAAAGCAGAACTCGACGAGTTTTACACCAAAGTTCAATTGGCCTTCCCCGAGTTTTTCCTTGGAAGCATCAATCAAGCTGAAGTTGTTAATCCAGGCGAAACTGAAATTGTAGGACCAGTCCCTAATTCGTTGCTCGATTCTTTCAAAGCAAATACGACAGACAACTCTTCCCCGTACGTGCAAAATGTCTCAGTTCGTTCTAACTATGGACTGTGTGGTTTAGAGAATGACGGTCTGATCACAAGTGGTTTCCGTTCGGCTTTGGGAATGGCGTTCACCGTGGCGTCAATTCAAAATGATCCCTCGGCGTATGAAATTTACACGACGGTTCAAGATCCGGCTACTTTGAAGCGAATTACTGATTGGTTTCCGCTTCAATATGCAACTTGGGCCACTCTTCCCTCCGCGCAACGTCCTGCAAATCAATCGCTGGTCCCAATTGAAGCGCAAATTGAATTGCTCAATGCGACGGACATCATTAACATCCGTTACTACTACTCGACTCTGAAATCCAATGATGGCAAGTCTTTCGGTATTCCCGACTTTGACAATGACTTCCGTCACTTCGCAGTCAGGGCAACTAATAATGCGTATATCCAAGTAGAGACCGGGTGGACGATCGGCTGCGCCGTTGGCTTCTGGTCGACGTTTGGTGGAAGTGTAACGGCTGAAAACTGCGCAAGTAATTTTGGTTCGAATGCGCTTCGATCGGAAGGATTTACGGGAATTGGCGGCGTTAGCAGTTTTGCTGATCCAGCGGACAGTGGATTTACATTCGGTGGCATTCGTATGCCTCAGATTGTTCTTCCAAGTGACACAACTCCAAAACTTACTTTAGAACTGGGAGCAAATATCCTTTCAGTTATCAATCAAGCAAATGGTGTTCAGGAAATTACAATTGGCAGCGGATTTCTTCCAGTAAACATTTTGCCATTCTCCTTGGAGCCAGGGACTGCAGTTTATTCGCAGCTTGGAAGCATTGAATTTCGGGCTTTCTTTGTGAAAGATAAAACTGTGAAGTTTTTGGAGAATGGCGAAGCCGTTTTGTACGTACGCTCAATTGACTCAACATTCCCTCTAGGCAACTTGAGCACAATTCCTCAAATGAAGAATTGGACTCCTCCATTCATCAAAAGGTGGAATGACCCACGGTCAATTGGCGAAACTGCATACTCACTCATTCTTGAGAACTCGCAGGCAACCCACAGAAATCCACAGTTGGGCAGCGTTCTTCGTTTGAACCAAAACAATGCTCTTGCCTCATCTCTTCTTCGTCCGAATGTCCAATTTGACCCAGGTCCTAATGGCGGATGGGGCAAAGTATTTAGCGTGGCCATTGCAGATAGCGAAGTAAGTGGAATTGCTCCGCAATACAATGAAGTCTTGCTAAATCGAAATAGTAGCAATACTTATTTTGTAAGCCTTATTTTGTGCGATTCTGGGCGGCCGTGGATTGAGGAAAAGAACACGGCACACGGTGAGTATGTAACTTACAACAACAGGAACTGGTACGCAGCATCAAACGATGAGTGGAGTTCAATCTACTACACTGCTGAAGGCGCAGTGACCGGGGGCATAAAATTGCCACCCACAAACTTTGACTCATCTTATGCTGTAACATACTGCATTGAAAATCAAGAACCTGTTGAAGATGCTTATCAAGGGGAGTATGCACCAGATTCATTGATTTCACTGTATCCAAATGGCACTTATTTTAGGGGATCACAGCCAAATCGCGACAACTATGGATTTGATTTCGTTGCCAACATCGATAACGGAACGCCTGACTTTGGCTTGTTGCGCCATAATGTGTCCACGGGTCTATCGTTTACTCCCGAGGAAGAAATCAAGCCAGAAACCACGGTAATTCGCCTCACATCTGTCGCCAACATTCCCAATCCGCTCACCAATTTTGTGGTGATGAGCATCACTGACGGAACCGCTGGTAGAAAGGAATTTGTTCAAGTACTTAAGGTAGACACCCCCAACCTTTCAATCACGGTCATTCGAGGAGTTTATGACACTCTACAGACTTCTTCTTGGCCTTTGAGCGGCACAGTGCTGTATCTTCAAAAAGCCGCTGATGAAGTGTTGGCCTCAGACTACGACTTTGATTGGTCACCTAGCAAATCAGCGATGATTCGCTTCCTCGAGGTGATGGGATACCCAATCGCGGACATTCAAAAAGTCCTGAGTCCCAAGGCCGCTTCTAGGCGCTCGCTCACCCTGAGTGGAATTTCTGCTTCGCCTAAAGACGGCTTTGCCTTGGCAACTGGGCCATGGCCATTTGAGTTTAGTACTTCATCTCAGACCGACGCTCTTTCACACGGCTTTCATAGTGTTGGCCGTCTTAATTACGCAAAAGGCCTTCCAAAATACCTAAAGTCGGAAATCTCTACAAAACAATACTACGATTTCCTGTCTACTCAAATTTGGTCAGGCGCTGGTTCCATCACCGGCGGCGACGAACTCGGAAACCTGCCCACATCGGGAGTTTACACTCAAACCGCCACTGGCCGACCCTACGGTACATACACCTCTTCAATCACTGACTACAGCCGCACCGGCCCTACTTCTGGAAGCAGCGATGGTGGTGGTGGTGGTACCGGTGATGGTACCGTGCAAGCCGTATACACTGGTGAAGGTTTAGTTGGTGGGCCGATCACAATTCAGGGAACGATCTCCCTTCTTCCCCCTGTTGACGATAAAATCGGTGGTGTTAAAGCCGGCAAAAACATTCAGATCCAGACAGACGGGACAATTGATGCGACTGGTGGAACCGTTGAGTCCATTGATTTCACAACAGGTCTGGCGGTGTTCTCTAATGACCAAAATGGGGGAACAATCACCACTTCAGGTACAGTAGCACTCAAAGTCGCCACTGACACTGAAATTGGTGGGATTATCCCGGGAATTGGTTTCGAGTTCGATCCTGATACCGGTGTAACCGATCTTAAAATCACATCGGATCTCAACGGGCAGAGCAAGGATACTGCCATCAGCCAGTTTGCCGCTAACATTCTAGACAAGAGCATTGAGGCCCTCACTGGTGCCAACGTTCTCGCTGGAACTTACGACGCTCGAGCTGGACAAATTGTCAGTGTCACTCCGATCGGCGCATCGAAGGGATTTGTGATCGGGCAGACTCCTCCGCCCCCATCTATCTCAATCGATAACTACTATTTGATCGTCACGGTTGGCGGCCCGAATCCCAAACCTCCCCTTCCCCCAGGTTTTGCGGGAGCAGGCGATTGGTTCATTTGCCAGGCGGAGGCGGGTGTCAATCCGGCGTGGATTCTGATTGATTTTGAGAATATTTCCGCGGCCGCTGACAACATCTCAGTGAGGCTGATCCCAGGGATCGACACCGCGGGTAACGTTCAGTCGGCACTTGAAGCCATCGAGCTCCAAGTTCAGGACAGGATCGAATTTGCCGCAGTCGATCCCACCACAGGAAATGACGCTCTCAATGTTTCAATCAGCGCGCCAGTCCCAACCTCAAATGACGGAACAACACTGAGCCTGAGCCTCAAAACCGCAAGCGAAACTGATTGGGGAGCAACCAAGCTCACCTCAGACTTCACTGGAACTTCAAAGTCACTCGCACTGACCCAATTTGCTGCGAATCAGCTCAACACAAAAGTTGATGCCCTCACCGGATCTAACGTTTTGGCCGGTACCTACAGCGCGTTGAATGGTACTGTTCTTACAGTCACACCTGCTGGTTCTCCTTATCTGACGGTTGGACAGAATTGTCCGCCTGCAGACCAGGTTCCGGACAACTACTACGTTCTTGTGACGAAATCAGGAACACAGGGTCCTCCCGGAGCCGTGGTTCCTTCGACCGGAATTCAGTCCAGCGACTGGTTTATCGTACAGCGAGATGGCGCCACGCCAACTTGGATAACGATTGACTTTGAGAATGACCGTACAGTCACGGCAAGTCAAGTCATTCTCCAACCTTCCATTCCTGGCCTCAACTCAGGAAATGTTCAAGGGGCACTTCAGGAGCTCGAAACGAAAGCCGAACAGTCAATCTACGATATCGTTTCTTCGACCTCGAACACAAGCGGAATTCGCGTTCAAAACTCTGCCGAGACTCCACAAGGTCGAACAACGACTCTGAGCCTACTTCCTGCCACTGGTTCGGACTTGGGAGGAGTCTTTGTTATTCCCGGCACAGGCCTCAATCTCTCGCCATCAAATGGAGCTTTGGGTCTGTCTATTGCGACAACAAATCTACTTGGTGGCATCAAAGTTGGTGGTGGCCTTGATATAGCGGCCGACGGAACCCTCTCAGTTGCTGGTTTGGGCGGAATTCGCGTTCTTGACGATCTGTCTTCTAAGTTTGATGGTATCACAACCCAATTCACTTTGTCTTTGGTTGGAACCCCCTTCACCCCAATCGCTTCTCAATACGTTCTTATCGTGGTCGGTGGTGTTGTCCAAGGAACACCCACAAACTACTCTGTTACCGGTACCACAATTACCTTTACATCTCCCCCTCCTTCAGGTGCCAGCTTCTACGGCATCACCCTCGGGTAAAACTAGTTCAAATGTGATCTCCCTTCGGGGTTAGCGAATAAGTAATTCCATGGCCGTATCTGCTACCCAGATTCAACTCCTTCGGTCGTCAATCCCTAACTGCCGCCCTGACCCGACCCAACTGCTGCCGGGTCAGCCTGCTGTAAACACGGATGCCGCCCAACCCGGACTTTTCTTCAAGGACACGAACGGTGGACTTGTCAAAGCTGGTCCGTGCACAGTAAGTGCTGTCGCTCCAAATGTTTCCCCAGCAGGATTTCCTGGTAATACTAAGGGAGAATTTTGGTTTAACGTTAATGAGCAACGTCTCTACGTTTGGACTGGAGCGGCGTGGGTTCGTTCCGACCCGTCTGAGATTGGCTTCACCAAAGTCATCATTCAAACCACTCCCCCTGATTTGGACATCTATCCAAACGGTGCACTGTGGTGGAACGACTACAACGGGGAGATGTACGTTCTGTACGAAGACCCGAACAATCGCCAGTGGGTGCAAGTTGGCGCAGGTGGCTCAGCAGGTAGCGGTGCAGTAATCATCTCCGATCAGCAGCCTGACCCAGCTATCACGGCCGCTGGAACACTTTGGTGGAATGACTCCACCGGATCCTTGTTCGTTCTCTACAACGATGGTGGACCTACACGGCTTTGGATCCAAATCGCCGGCGCTGGCGCAATCAATGCCGGACAAGGCGGGTCCGTGTCGAAGATCGACACGGGAACTGGTCTCACAACCCTAAATGGTCAACCAATCACCACTCAAGGCACACTTATCCTTAAGCCAGCCTCTGCCAACGAAATTGGTGGTGTGAAGCCAGGGATCAATGTCACAATCGATCCGGACGGAACAATTAATATGGCTGGCCCCGGAACGGGCACAGTATCTCAAATTCAGACTGGCCCCGGTATCACCGGCGGTCCAATCACCACAACTGGCACCATCGGTCTTGCCTCAGCCACTTCAAGTCAAATCGGTGGAGTGAAGCCTGGGGCTGGCACTGGGGTCACGGGCGGCGGCGCTCTCTTCATCGAGGCTGCAACACCTTCTTCGATTGGTGGAGTGATCGTTGGTACGGGCCTGAACGTCTCGTCAAGCGGTGTATTGGCCGTTGACCCCGTTCCTCCTGGTTTCCTCCCCGCTGGAACCGTCCAGTGGTATGCCGGCCAAACTGCACCAGCTGGCTGGTTCTATTGCAATGGCGCAGTATTTGACACGGCGACATACCCAGCACTTTATGCCGCTATTGGGCGGATTTATACGGGCATTGCCATTCCTTCAACGCAGTTCCAAGTCCCAGATCTTCGTGGTCAGTTCCTCCGTGGTTGGGACAACCGTTCTTCCGGAGGTACAGATAGCGGACGAGTTTTTGGTTCGTACCAGAATGACGAGTTCAAGAGCCACACTCACACCTACACGGACAACCTAGCCCCAGGTTTTGGTCTGACATTCACAGGTAACTCTGCAGCTCAAGACAATACAACCGGTGCAACTGGCGGCAGTGAGACCCGTCCGAAAAACTGCGCAATGCTTCCAATCATCAAAGTCTGACCATGCTTCCAGATATCGTCTCTGCAGCGTACGTTTATAGTACGAATCAATCAGCTGTTCAGGTCACTTATTCCGACTCTACATCCACAGTTGTCTATCCAAACCAATTTGAAAATCCTCGCACTCAGCAGCTTAACTCGTGGATTCGGGGCGGCGGGCAAATTTCTGCTTATGTCCCGCCTCCAACTCCAGTAGCGCAACCTCCCGCTTTTATCTCGCTTGCTATGGGGGCAAGTCAAGCGGGAGTCGGATACAATGACGCTCTCAATGAGTGGGTTGCTCTGACGGCATTCAATTTGGAGACTGATGGAACTTCAGTTGATCTAATTCCTAACCGCGCTTATGAAATCAGCCTCGCTATTGTTGCGAGTGACTACACTGGGACTGGCGCCGAAACTTTTGGCGTGGTGAACACTGCCAGCGGTCAGCCCATTTACAGTGATAATGCGGGTGCTGTCGTCACGGTGCCTTCCAGTTCAGGCGACAATTCTTCTGGCACACCAGTTAACACCTTTCTTTTCACCCCAACAAGCGCAATCTCCATCAGCGTGCGCTGTCTGAGCTCTACGGGTGAATCTTTGACAATCGTTGAGGGAGCTTCCACTTTCACTATCTGTGAAATTCTGAACGGTGGAATTTATGCCTCACAAAAAGGACCTCAGGGACCAGCGGGTCCGATTGGTCCTGCCGGACCTGAAGGACCAGCCGGACCAGTTGGTCCCACAGGTTCGCAAGGATCGCAAGGCGTGCCAGGTCCCCAAGGTGTTCAAGGGCCGGCCGGTCAGCCTGGAACTGGTTTCTACTTCATGGGGACTGTTGCAACCCCAGGCGACCTTCCCACTTCAGCTGGTCAGGGAGACGCTTATACAGTTGTGTCAACCAATACTCTTTGGATTTATAACGGCACTGTTTGGACCAATGCCGGCGTTGTTCAAGGACCGCAAGGTGTTGAGGGAGTTCAAGGCCCTGCGGGGCCCGCTGGAGCGACTGGCCCTGCTGGTCCCCAAGGGCCGAGCGGTTCCCCGGGATCCGCGGGACCGCAAGGATTGACCGGTCCTCAAGGTCCAATTGGACCGATGGGTCCCACTGGAGCGACAGGACCTCAGGGACCTGTTGGAGCCGCTGGACCCCAAGGTGCAACGGGACCTCAGGGGCCCGCGGGCCCTCCGGGTTCCGTCGCCAACGTCATCTCCGGATTGTGGACGGGCAACCTCAGCCAAGCGGGTGGAACGCCGGTGACGGTTTATACCGCGACTCTCCCGCCTGGAGCGACTGGTTTCAGCATCTTTGGTTCTCTTTGGTGGACATCGAATGATGGGTCATCATATGGTACCATGTATCCCGGTATTCAAATAACAAACTCCTCAAATGGTTACAACCAAGTCGTGTATGGCAGTCAAGCCAACTTCAGGGTCATTAACTATATGAACTACCCAACGACTGGGGTGACTATCGGTGGGAACTCTGGTCTCCCAGCTGCAGGACAATACGTAATTCAGTTTACTTATGCGGGTAACTACTACAATACCTCTCAAGCCCTGGGTAACTTTCAATACATGGTGACATATTGGTAATGGCCGTCATCCCCCAAAACCTCGGCGTTCCAACTGGGACCATATTGTGGTCAGCTGCACCGGAAGTCCCGGTCGGCTGGCTACTTTGTGATGGAAGATCTGTAACAATTTTGGACTATCCGGAACTCGCCATCTATATTGGGAACACATACGGTGGTGATGGTATCACAACAATTGGCCTCCCTGATTTGGTCGGTCGTTTTGCCATGGGTTTTGGTGATCCCGGCCGTGATGTGTTTACGTATCAAAATGGTGTTAATAAAGAGCACCGCCATGGGATGAACGATACCCAAACTCACACCCATCGCGTAACCGATCCCGAACACGAGCACCCCACTTCCTCAGGTTCTCACATTCACACTACAACCTCTAACCACGCACATACTAATACCACAAACCACATTCATGCCACGGCCTGGGGTGGGCCAAATAGCCTTAACTTTAAAGGTTTTATCACCCTCGACTACGCGTTTGCCCCTGGCGACTGTCGTTTTCAGACATATGCTCCTAATGACAACACCGTTTACCAGCATTGCGAGCGAGTTCCTCGAGAAGACTTTTTCTACACCGTTTACTTAGCAGTTGACGACCCAACTTTCACGAATTCCACAGGTAAGACTGGCATCACACAGGTGAATGCCAATGTTACTGGAACAACCGTTGAAATAGCTTTCACTGGAGTTACTTTGGCCACACAAGTCACTGGAATAACTCTACAGCCAGCTCAAACCGGGATGGTAGTTGACAACTTTGGCGTAGTTGGCGGTCCCCGACCAGAAAACATTGCCTTCCTGCCGATAATCCGAACCTAACATGGCATATAACGTTCGCATCGTATCGGCGCGCTACGCCAACATGGAGAACACCCTGGTGTTTGTCCTGCTCGACACAGGTGAAGCGTGGCATGTGGTCCCCAACAACGGCTCAGGCCAAGCTAATGTCTTAGCCGCTTGGGTTCAAGGGGGCGGAAATATTGGGCCTTTTGTGCCCGTGGTCCCAGGCGGCACAGTTCCGGCTGGTTCTATGATTTGGTACGCATCCAGCAAAGTACTTGCCGGTTGGTTAACTTGTGATGGTGCCGCAGTTAAAAGGCTTCAATACCCTGCACTTTTTTCTGCTATCGGAGTCACTTTTGGTGCTGGCGACAGCTATTCAACTTTCAATCTTCCTGACCTGAGAAGTAAATTTATTAGAGGTTGGGGAGCGGTTAACTCTTTGGACCCAGGCAGGGTTTTCGGTTCCAGTCAAGAAAGCCTCGTTGGCAGACACCAACACACAATAACAGAGCTTGGCCATAACCATGGGGTCAATGACCCCGGCCACCTTCATGCCGTTAATGACCCTGGCCACACTCACGTTGGCGATGATCCTGGCCACACACATGCTGTGACAGATCCTGGCCATGCGCACAGCATCAAGATGTACGAGGATAATTTGCTTTTTGGGGTTCAATCTGGTATCAACCCCGTGATCCTTTGCCCGTATTCCACGTATTTTGACGTTCCAGGTGGCATACCTAACTACGGCTCATACTCACCTTTTACTGATACAGCTTCTGCAAACTTAACCGTTGATCAAAGCTCTGCAAATCTTCAAACTGCAGTCGGTCAGGCAAATGTCTCTGACGAGCTAGATCCAACGTTTATCACAGTGAATCCGTCGGTGACAAATATAACTGAAACTGACTACGAAGGGGGTCCTGAGACCCGGCCTTACAACTTATCTTTGATCCCCTACATCAAGTACTGATATGGTAGACATTAAAGCAGCTCAGTTTGCCGACCAACAGAAAACCTTGGTGTTCGTACTCTATGTTGACGAAACAAGTAAGTATATCACCCAAGAGGACGGTAGCAGTGAAGCTCACCAGCTAAGCGCTTGGCTTCGTGCTGGTAATACGATCCAGGAGTTTGTTCCTATTATCTCGGGAGGTATAGTCCCTGCCGGGACTTTGATGTGGTTTTGTGCACAACGTCCGCCTTCGGGCTACCTTCTTTGTGATGGTTCCGCTGTTCGTCGTGCCCAATATGCTATATTGTTCCGGGCTATTGGCACCATTTACGGTGAGGGTGATGGCTCCACCACTTTTAACCTCCCTAACTTGGTTGGGCGGTTTGTTCGTGGTTGGGGACCAGTTAGTCCTTTGGATCCAACTCGTGAGTTCGGTTCCTATCAAGAAAATGAAGTAGGGAGACACACCCATGGTTTACCTCCGGATGAACATACTCATTCTATTACAGACCCTGGCCACCTTCATGGTGTGACGGATCCTGGACATGTACACGAAATTCTAGACTTTGGTCACAACCACACGATTACCGATCCCGGACACCAGATGCTAATTACGGAGCCGATTACCCACCAAGGCTGGATTTCAGGCTTCAGTAACCAAAACGTTGGTTGCATTCGAATGGGCAATCCGCCTTCAGGTTGGTTCAGAATTAAAAACTTTGTTCTAAGCACTGACAAAGTTGACATGGTGGTCTCCACCAGTCCCTCTAACTTGCGCTTGTTGAATGCTCAGTCCAACGTAACAACTAGTGGTGCTGTCACCGGTGTCACCATTGACACAGCGGATACAAACATTTCTTCTACTGAATTCGCAGGGGTTGGGGAGACCCGCCCTGAGAACATTGCCCTTCTTCCAGTCATTCGCTACTGAGGGTAAAACTTACTTAACTCGGCCATCTCTTAGCCTACAGCATGGCATTTACTCCGTATAATTTCCCAGATCAGCCATTTGATGGTCAGGTGTATCCCAATCCTGCGATCCCTGGGACTTTTCAGTACAAATGGATACAGGCCAAAGGCGTTTGGGTCATTATTTCGGGAGCCGTTCTGCAGGTTCTAGGTAATGAGCCTATTGTAATTACTGGTACCGCCACAGTCCCAGTTGTTAACATCCGCCCAGCAACTACTTCTGCCTCTGGTTCACTCTCAGCCACCGACAAACAAAAATTGGATTCCATCCCCACAACGGGAGTCGGTTCTGTCTCGCGTGTCAACTCCGGCACAGGCCTAACAGGTGGCCCAATCACCGTAAGTGGCACTCTCAGTCTTAAACCTGCTTCTGGAAACGAGATCGGCGGAGTCAAGCCTGGAGCAGGTGTAACAATCCTCCCTGACGGAACACTCGAAGCGTTTTCTGGAGTAACTCAAGTCACGGCTGGTTTGGGTCTTGGCGGCGGAACCATAACAAGCACTGGCACCTTGTTTTTGCGTCCCCCGACTGATGGAAATATCGGTGGCGTTAAGGCAGGAAACAATATCACAATCGCTCCTGATGGCACCATTAGTGCCGCTGGGCAGGGTTCGTCTACAGGATCATTTGCGCTGCTCGACGACATCAGCCCTCTCTTTGACGGAACCCGTACACAATTCCCGCTAAAGATCGGTGGAAACGCCGCCACAGTTTCACAACCAGCCAACCTCTTCATCGTTCTAGGTGGAATTCTGCAGCCCTCCCCTGCGACTTTCATCGTCATCAACAACCAAGAAATCCGTTTCGTTGCTCCCCCACCGATCGGAACCACTTTTAGTGGGCGCTTGTTTGTTCCAAACGGCCAGTCATTCCAGCAAATTGACGACATCTCCGCTTCTTTCAACGGCGTTCAAACAAACTTCCCAATGAGGGTTGGCGGTCAAGTCTATGCTCCATCCTCTCCAAACTCACTTTTTGTCGCAGTTGGTGGTATTCTTCAAACACCAAACATTGCGTACTCACTAAGCGGAAGTAATATCGTTTTCTCTTCAGCTCCGCCAGCGGGAGCGACCTTTAACGGGCAGGCTTTAGGGTTCTAATATGGCTCTTAATTTCCCAAACAATCCCATTGATGGCCAGATTTATCCAGACCCTCCGATCCCTGGCGCTCAACAATACACTTACAACGCCACAAAAGGAACCTGGTTAACCGTAACTAATACGATCCAGAGTGTTAGTGGACAGGCGCCGATCTTCATTGATGGCCCGCCGAGGGATCCCATTGTTGCGATACGACCCGCAACAGTCACCCAGTCTGGCTCAATGTCGGCTGAAGACAAGCGGAAAGTTGAGTCTATTCCGCCGTCTGGAGTTGGCTCTGTAACCCGTGTTACTGCTGGTGTCGGAATTGGCGCCCCAGACGCAAACCAAACTATCACAACAACTGGCACCATCAATCTTCTCCCCGCTACAGATATTTCTCTCGGGGGAGTTCAACCGGGCGCAGGAACTCAGGTGAGTTCTCAAGGCGTGATCTCTTTGACTCCGCCTAGAAATAACGGTTTAGGGGGAGTTAAAGCCGGAAAGGGGATCACCATTGACCCAGATGGAACAATTAACACAGTTAGCACAGGTTTCTTCACAGTTTTGGACACCTTGGCTCCCTTGTTTAACGGGTCCCAACTGTCGTTTACGATGACCGTCTTAGGTACACCTTACACACCCAATTCCACATCCTCTCTCCTCATTTTTGTTGGAGGCGTTGTTCAAGCCGCCCCAACTAACTTCACAACAAACGGTTCCCTCATCCTATTCACAACCGCTCCCCCAGCTGGAGCCACATTTTACGGAGTGTCTCTCGAGTAATGGCTTACATTTTCCCCCTCAACCCAGTCGATGGGCAACTCTATCCGGTTCCGGCTCAACCTGGGGCTCTCCAATACATATGGAGCCAGCCCTTTCAAGCTTGGCTGATTTTCTCTCCATTGGGGGTTCAGTCAGTCACGGGCCTGCTCCCAATTGTGGTGTCAAACGGAACAGAAGATGCCGTTGTTTCCATTCTTCCCGCAACAATCAACGCGGCGGGGAGCATGTCTGCTGCAGACAAATCCAAACTTGACAACATTCCCTCCGACGCAAGTTCAGGCACAGTCACTCAAATTCTGACTGGGGCTGGTCTTTCTGGAGGTCCTATCACCACCACAGGCCGAATCGATCTCGAACCGGCTTCTAAGACCACAGAAGGTGGGGTGATTGTTGGTGATAACATTGACGTTGATGTTGCAGGCGTCATCTCAATCCCCGCTGCACGATTTGGTGTTCAAAGCATTAACATCGGCCCCGGTTTGATTGGTTCACCCTCTCCAGTCACATCAGTTGGTACCATCAGTGCTGCTTTGGCCACACGTCTAACAGTCGGTTCAGTTAGGGTTGGTAACGGGCTGAACGTTTCTTTAGACGGCACTTTGTCTCTTGGCGGAACCCTAGGCGACATTGGTGTGCTTGCTTGGGGCACTATTGCTGTAGTCCCCAATCAAATTCCCTATCTGTTTTCTCTTACAGAGGGCTACAACATTAGTGCCATAAACTGGGTGGCAGATGATCAACCACGGGTGCGTGTTTTCTTCCAAAGACCACTTGCCAACTCTCTTTATGGCGTGTTTTTAACACCAAGGGTCCCAACCTACGGTTCAAGTTTTAGCAAGTACCAAAATAGTGCAACCATAAATTTCTCCTTTAAGACAATCGGTTACGTCGACCTACTGTCTTGCGTCCTTAGCACTTTGAACAATACAACTACCACCTCAACCACAAATTGGAATGCTTGGAACGAGATTACTGAGTTCGACATTATGATCGTTGACACTGCTGTTTACTAAAATGAATGTAGCCGTTTATCCTAGCAATGAGTCCGTCACACCCTTTATTCGTGTGATGTCAGGCGGTCTCGATGATGTCGAAACTGCCGCAGAAAAATACCTGACACCCCTTGGTATTTCATATCAGATTGTTGAGTCTTCAACAATCACTCCTTCACCTTACATCGCCAACTCACAGACCGTGACTTTGGGTGTTGATGGAGCCCCTCCCACTTACGGTTGGGATTTTGCGGCTGCTCAACAAGCCGCGACTGCCTACAACTCAGAATACTGGCAAAAGCAATACAATCAAGGTATTTTGGGCCTGTCTATCACTGCTCCTTACCAGCTTTCTCTGGCAATAGCAACTCCTGAAGCAGAAAGAACTGCCGAGCAATTGGCTGCAGTAGAATTCTTAACTGGAATCAATACTCTTCAGACTGAAGTTCAAGACAGCATTGATGCTGCCACCACAGGTGAAGAGATCATTCAAATCCTGAGCCAACTCGGGTAAAACTGTATTAACTGGTTGAAGAGATGACAAACGCTTTTACTAAAGCCCAATTCATGGCTGCGCCATCTGGCGCTGTAGGACCGGTCCCCATCGGTGCTGTAAAAGCGGGGACCGGCGTCGCAATTTCCGCCGACGGAACGATCAGTCTCACTGGGGGTGGCGGAACTGTCTCCGACATTGTCGCAACAAATGGTCTTCAGGGTGGTGGACAGGGACCTCAAGTGTTCTTGGGCCTTCTTCCTCCGACTTCAACCACTATCGGTGGCGTCAGGACCGTTGACGGATCTGGTGTTTCAATTGACAGCGACGGTGTAATTCGAGCGGTCAACAGTGTCCAAGTTACTGGTGGACTTGGCATCGTTGTCACAGCATTTGGAGGAGGCTCGTTCAACGTTGCTCTGCGACCAAGTGGTAGCGCAAGCAATCAATTAGGCGGCGTCTACGTTCCCACAGCATCATTTTCAGGGCTTTCTCTAGCCTCAGATGGCCAATTGAAGTTGTCTCCACCCGTTGCTAGCGGCATTGGTGGTGTAAAAGCTGGAGTTGGTTGTACAATTGCTGCAGATGGCACAATCAGTGCCACAGGAAGTGGCGGAACGATTGTGGGTGTCCTTCCCGGAGTAGGTTTGGTTGGTGGTGGCACAAGTGGAACTGTCACATTGTCCGCAGCGATTGCAAGTGCAGGTTCCCTTGGAAGCATCAAAGTTGGGACGAATTTGTCCGTTGACCCTGACGGGACTCTCAACGCTCTTGGAGGAACCCTACAAAGTGTCACAACTGCTGGCGCAACCACAAATAAGCTTCTTACTTTTAACTCAGACCCTGCTGGAACAGTAAAGACCACTCTCGATTATCAGGGGCTGACTGGTCTTGTTAATAACGTTCCGACCATCGGCTTTGAAACGGCCTCCGGTCGTCTTCGCATTTTTAGTCAGACCGGCCCAGGCACTCTCGTTCTCTCGATGGGCGCCAACGGCATTGACGGTGTGGTGACCACACCTGCCTCAGGGCAACGCCTGTTTCTGACAGGAGACGCGGGGGTTACACTCAGCACAGGTGCTACTGAGCAGTGTGTAATTTCTACTATTGGCGTCAACATCCCAAATCGATTGACTGCATCGGGATTCTCGTATCCCACGGCTGACGGTATTGCCGGACAAGTACTGACAACAAATGGATCAAAAAACCTAACATTTACAAGTGTTCTGCCGGCGTCAGGCGGAACAATGACGGGCAACATCACATTTGCTAGTTCCCAAACTTTCCCCGCCGCCACACTTTTAACCACAGGGGTAGTTAAACCTGATGGAACTTCAATAAGTGTTGACAGTGCTGGGACTATTTCTGCTGTGACCACAGTTGGCTCTCTACAGCAAGTCACAAGTGTTGGAGCGACGACGAATAACAGTATCGCGGTTCTTCTGAATTCTGCTGCAGTTGGACTTTCCGTAGCTAATACAGCTTCAACGAGTTTATTACAATTAAGCCCTGACAAACTAACTATCGACAACGGTAGTGGGGATCCTGGCATCAACATCGTTGGATTTGGAACTCCCAGCGCAACTGTAACGGGAGGTGGATTCATCAGTGTTGGCTTAGGTGGTGGTGCCGCCTATGTAGAAAAAATAAGGCTCAACGGCACCACGGGCGCAGCCACGGTCGGTCAAATCATTGCTGGAGGGATCACGTATCCCACTACTGACGGCGCCGCGGGTCAAGTTCTAACCACAAACGGGTCAGGAGTTGTAACATTCCAAAACGCGGGAGCCTCCAACGCCCTACTTCTGACAGGCGGCACAATGACCGGCAATATCGTATTTGCCGGCACTCAGACCTTCCCCACCGCTACGACTCTGGCTCTCGGTGTTGTTCGACCCGACGGAACGACGATTACCATCAATGGTTCTGGCGTGATCAGTGCAGCTGGTGGTGCTGCTTCACTGCCACTCACGGGCGGCACAATGACTGGCAACATCGTGTTCGCTGGGACTCAAACATTCGCAGGAACACTGCCACTCACGGGCGGTACGATGACTGGCGATATTGTGTTCTCTGGGACTCAAACATTTGCCGGAACATTACCACTTTCTGGTGGCACAATGACCGGCGCCATCACATTCGCTGCTGGTCAGACTTTCCCCGGAACAATCTCCGCTACACTACTTGATGTTACTGGGGACATTGTTTACGCCTCAGCTGCCAACACACCGGCGTCTTTGCCTATTGGCACAGCGGGTTCTATTTTAGCTGTTAACGGCGGCCTTCCGGCTTGGAGAACCGCAACACAACTTGGTCTGCTGACTACTGCCTCTGCAGCCACTACGTATGCTCCACTAAACAGCCCAACTCTAACTGGTGCCGTTGTCATTAACTCTGGAGGAAGTGCTGGTTCCAACGCTTTGACTGTTAGTGGCGGCTCCCTCGTTCTTTCAACCTCATTTACTCCCGCCACTAGCGGAGATCCTGGAAGTACGGGCGAAATCACTTGGGATGGCGGCTATTTATACATCTGCACAGCTCCAAACACTTGGGGACGCATTGCAATTGACACGACTCCATTCTGATAACTAATGGCTCTCCTTAATTTTCCAGACAACCCCCTAAACGGACAGCTGTATCCGAATCCATGCCCTGAAGGGGTCACTCAATACAAATGGGAGTCAAGTACCGGAATGTGGCGTATTGTCGGGGTGGCCACAGGAGTCACCCCCGGACGATACGGTGACAGTATCACAGTCGGACAATTTACGGTTGATGTAGCCGGTCGGGTAACTGATGCGGCGAACATCCCCATTCGTGATGCCACAGTTTTTCTACCAGGCTTAGTCCAGCTTAACGACACTACAACAAGCATCAGCTCCACGCAGGCATTAACGGCAAAAGCTGGTAAATCACTTCAAGATCAAATTGGTAACCTCGCAAATTGCACGGTTCAGGACCGTACAAATGTTGTTGCCGCTCTAAACGACCTTCAAGCTCAGACATCTCAACTTCAAACAGACGCTCTGATCTGGTGTGGATACTACAATGCCGCTGAAGGTGACATTTCTTATGTGAGTATCACTGGTCAAAGGCTAGGATACCAAATTGGACAGGAGCTTCCAGATCCTGGACCAAAAAATGGTGGGGACTTTTTTATAGTCACTGTTTCTGGTAATCCTTATATTGCCGGAGACTACAACGCACCAGATGCCAATATTGAGGTAGGAAACTGGATCGTCTCAGAAGGTTCTCGTTGGTCTGAGGTAAATGCGGCGAGTGAACTTCAAGCGAAAGACATTAAGTATATTCCATCGGCTCCGCTGACGGCGACAAATGTCCAAAACGCCCTCTTCCAGGTAACCCAACTCTTCAGAACTCCGATTGGTGGCGCATCAATCTCTGAAACAAAACCGAATAATCCGTATCCTGGCCAACTTTGGTGGGATTCGGATGATGGACTGTTCTACATCTTCTATCAAGACCTGAATGGGTCTCAATGGGTTGAAACTGGCGGTGGCGGGTCCAATCTTCTTGGTGGTGGAAGTGGCGGAATCTATCTCCTCGACACCGGAGTTGGACTCACAGGCGGTCCTATCACAACTCGTGGAGAAATCAGTCTCGTCCCCGCTTTTCTCGATCCGGCCGATATCGGCAATAGCACGATCGGCGGTGTTGTTCCTGGCATCGGACTCAACTATGAGAACGGCACCGGCGTCTTCAGCGTTCGTTTAACTAGCGATCCCCAAGGAACAGATGAAACTGTAGCCCTCAACCAAGTCGGCGCAAACATCCTGAATAACAAGATCGCCGCTCTCACAGGAAGCAATATCTTGGCGGGAACTTATGATGCACGTCAGGGTGTGGTGGTTTACGCTACGCCGGCTGGTGTATCGAAGGGACTCGTTGTTGGTCAAAATCTGCCCGCACCTTCGGCGGCTCTAGATAACTACTACGTCATCGTAACAGTCGGTGGTGATCAGGGACCGAATGGCCCTCAAAAGGCCGGTGCAGGAGACTGGTACATCTGCCAATCCGATCAGGTGCCCGCTGTATGGTTCCTGATTGATTTCGAAAATATCGGCGCTCAAGCCGAGAACGTCTCAGTAACAGAAATCCCTGGAATCGAATTCGTTTCGAACGTTCAACGTGCGCTTGAGGCGATCGAGCTTCAAGTTCAAGATCGAATTGAGTTCGTTAAAACTACCAGTGGGGGAATTCAGGTTGATGTTACCGCACCGGGTTTAACCTCATATGATGGTACGACCCTGAGTATTGGACTCGACAACGCGACTCTCGCGAATCGCGGTATTGTCCAACTCACAAATGACGTCACTGGCAATTCCGAAGATCTCGCCATAACCCAGTTGGCGGTGAGTAGGCTCAACACAAAAGTTGATGCACTTACTGGTGCAAACATTCTGGCTGGAACGTACAACTCCAACACGGGAACTGTTTCCGCGGTCACACCCGCTGGAACAGCTGCTGGTTTGGTTCCCGGTCAACAGGCTCCTCCAGCTGGACGAGTTCCTGATAACTACTATCTCATCGTTATTGTCGGTGGTGGATTTGGACCTCCCGGCGCCGTAATTCCGGCCACTGGCGTTCAGTCAGGAGACTGGTTCATTGTTGAAAATGAGGGTGGAGTCGCGGCGTGGATCACAATTGACTACGAAAACCGCGTCGTTGATGCAACGCAAGTCAATGTTTCCCCTATTCCCGGCCTCACTGCGACAAATGCCCAAACTGCACTTGAGCAAATTGAGGCACAAGTCGATCAGTGCATCACTGACATCAACAGCAGCAATAATGGAATCAGCATCGCCACTCTTCCCAATAACGCCACATTTGGGAACAATGTTGGACTGACCCTCAACCCCGCAAATTCCACAGACATCGGTGGTGTTTTTGTCACGCCAAACAATGGCCTGGTTCTCGCCCCTGCTGGAGGATTAGCCGCGGCTATTGCATCGAACAGCGTTCTTGGCTCCGTTAAGATTGGCACCGGAATCAGTGTGGATTTGACTGGAACGATTTCGGTCGATATCCCTGATATTGGCGTTTCAAAAATTTCGTCAAGTCCAGGAGTCAGCGTTGAACCTACAACTGGGGTCGGAGACGTCACAATTGGCCTCACACCGGCGACCGCTGGTCAAATCGGTGGGGTTAAGGTGGGAAGCGGAATCAGCGTCACTGCTGATGGCACAATTTCAACCGTTCCCGCCGCCCCTCCTCAAAAACTCGACAGCTTGAAGACACAATTTGACGGCTCACGTGTCTCCTACACTTTGGCAATCGGCGGAACAGCGGTGACACCGGCAAACGACGCCGCCGTATTAATTGTTCTTGGAGGTGTGGTTCAAACCGCTGGTGATGCCTACTCAGTAGCAGGAAGCACCATCACTTTCACAGGCCCTCCCGCTGTAAACACGGAGTTCTACGGAGTTCTCTTCTGATGGCTTTAACAAGAGCTCAGTACATGGATCCACCCGGAGGTCCGGGTTCTATTGGAGCTATTCGGGAAGGTTCGTACATTACCATAACTGCTGATGGCGTTATCAGCTGGCCCGGTGCTCCTGCGACAACTGTTTCCATTTCGCCTGTTTCCGGAATTTCTGCTTCTAACGTCCAAGAAGCGATTTCTCAACTTGAAGCGCAGATTCAAAGTTTGAGCGGAAGCACCATTCTGGCAGGCTTGTACAACGCTAATCTGGGCGTCCTGAGTTATGCCACCGCAGCTGGATCCTCAGCGGGATTTTCTGTTGGTCAAAACCTACCTGCTCCATCGCCAGCAATTGACAACTACTATGTCATTGTAACGATAGGCGGAAACATCGGGCCGAGCTCTTCTCAACCGTCTTCTCCTGGGGATTGGTGGATTTGTGAATCCAATGGGCCCCAGTCAGTCTGGTTCCTAATCGCGTTTGACGATCGGTACATTCCAGCTCAGAATGTGCTAGTTTCGACCATTCCTGGTATCCCTCTAGCCTCAAACGCCCAAGAAGCGCTTACTCAACTCGAGGCGCAAACGAATGATCGAGTTCAAAAAGCCGTTAACTCCGGGTCGGGAACGGGTGTAAGCCTAAATGTTTCGGCGGCTCAGCCAGTCTACGAGGGGACCACACTTACACTCAATGTGGATCCCGCCTCTCTTTCCGGTGCGGGTACGGTTCAACTCACAAATTCTGTTGCGGGGCAGTCAGAATCACTTGCCATTACGCAGAAAGCAGGAAACGATCTTAGCAATAGAATTGATCAGCTGTCTGGACAGCAAGTTCTTGCGGGGACCTACAATTGTTTGACTGGAACACTGGTCTATGTAACGCCTTCCGCTCAGGGGAAGGGTTTTGTGGTGGGCTCAAACTGTCCAAATCCTTCAGTCAGTATCGACAACTATTACGTCATCGTTGTCACCGGTGGATCGCAAAGTCCCCCAGGATTGGCACCCCCGGCAAACCCGTACAAACCAGGCGACTGGTTCATTTGCGAGGGAACAACCTCTTCCGTCTGGGTTCCCATCGCGTTTGACAATACCACAACAAGTGCGGCAAATGTGTCCCTTAATCCGGCCGTCAATGGAAGAACGAATGTTCAAGACAGCAACCAGGACTTGAACGCTCGTCTGATTCAGTGCGTCTCCAACCTTGTCAGTGATGTTGGTCTGTCAATTTCTGTGAGATCGTCGACATCCGATGGCAGAACGCTTGTTGCGAACCTGAATCCTTCAAACCCGAGCAACCTTGGTGGTGTCATCGTTCCTGGAGGAAACGGCCTTCGTGTCGACGGTTCTGGTGTGCTGGATCTCACAGCGGCAACGTCGATTCAAATTGGGGGCGTAAAAATTGGCAAAGGCATCACAGTCGATCAAACAGGACTGATCACGGTTAATCCGCCAAGAGTGATTGACCAAATTAGTTTTAATGGCACCTCATCCTCATTCGCACTAACAACTGCAGGAGCACCTCTTACAAATCCACTTCCAAGTGACCTTCTAATTTTCGTAGGTGGTGTAGCCCAACCGCCAAACTCATACACGCTCTCTAACAACTTGATAACTTTCTCGGAGATACCTCCGGCTGGCGCGACATTCTACGGGATTTTGCTGTACTCGTGACAAAGGGTAAAACTGTTTCAATCAGGTCTTTTCAATAGCTGAATATGGCTCTCAATAAAGCTCAGCTGATGGAAGTCCCCGGAGGTCCCGGGGTTGTTGGTGCCATTAAAGCCGGAACTAACATTTCCATTACGCCAGATGGCACAATTTCGGCCAGCGCCGGTGGACTGCCCATCGGTACAGTAACTTCAGTGGGCGTCTCCGGTGGTTCAACTGGTTTGGTCTTTTCAGACAGTCCAGTGACCCAAACTGGGACCATGACCATGAGTGGCGTGCTTGGTGTCGCAAACGGCGGAACTGGCGCAACTTCTCAAGCAGCCGCTGCTGCAGCTATTCTCCCTAACCAAAGTGGGCAGTCAGGGAAATTTCTTCGGACAAATGGGTCAGCTACTCAATGGGTCAATGCTATCACCGGAGTTACAGCTGGGTCTGGACTTGCAGGGGGCGGACTCTCAGGCGGTGTAACTCTTAGCATCGATATCAGTTCTCTCCCCGCTCTCCCCTAATGGCAATTCAAGGCAGCGATCTGTTCATCGTTAGTCAAGGTGGGCAGAATTATCAACTCACCGCCTCCAGTTTGGCAGCAAGAATCCAAACAATGAATGGAGGAAATCTATTCATTACTTCTAGGGGAGGCACTTCATCGAAAGTAACTGCTACTGCATTTAAGGAGTACCTTCTTGGAAATGCGAGTAATGTTTTAGGCACAGATACTTATCTCATCGCAAGGGCTGGTGCAAACTACCAGGTAACAGCTGCAGAGATTAAGGCGTATACCAATATCGACGCCGAAACTGTCGTCATTAGCAGCAACGTAAATAACGTTAACGTTTCCACACTGTTCACAACATGGGGTCAGAATCGAAATAAGAGACTTGTAATCAACTCCGGCGTAACCGTTGGCTCCCTTAGTTCCGGAACCGCTTCACTTACCATCCCGGCTGGTGCTGGTGGTGGCTCATTCCAGGTGGAAAACCGAGGCTCCATCATTGGCGCCGGCGGAACTGCCAACAGTGGAGTAGGCGGGACGGCGATGGTGGTGCAAAACGCCATTGCCATGTTTAACTACGGCACCATCGGTGGTGGTGGTGGCGGCGGTGGAGTCGGTGGTGTAGGCGGTGGTGGTTCATACACCACGACAGAGGGTCTTGGCGCAGGTAACCAGGTAAGTCAGATTCAGAGTAACTGCGATAACTCCTGTAATACAAAGTTCGGCGCTGGCGCATTTTGCCGTAGTAACTGTGTTGGTGTCCCAGGACCGTTCCTCCTTCTGATTTGTAACGACTGTGCTAGGACCACAACGGTGTTCACCGGTGGTGGTGCTGGTGGTTCAGGTGGCCGTGGAGCCGGATCTGATGGGACAAATCAGACGGGCCAAGCTGGCGCGGCTGGTGGCATAAACGCTGGTGCCGGTGGTACCGGTGGATCAGGTGGAGCGATTGGCGTGAACGGTGATACGGGCGGCACAGGCGCAAACGGAAACAATGGCGCAGGAGCTGCTGGTGCTGGTGGCGGCGCCGCTGGATTCTACGTTGTTGGTGGTGCAAACGTGAACTTCGTCGTTGCTGGAAATCTACTCGGTCGCGCTGGATAGTTTACTCAATAACTGGGGCACTATGATAGTAGTGCCTCTCTTAGCTCCATGGAATACACAGTAAAGCGGGTGATGCCCGGTCAGATTGAAGTTGAGTTTTCAGATGGCTCTTGGGCCGCCGTGCCCGTTCAGTCGGATTTCTCTCTCGACCAAATTGACGAAGAGGTCGCCAAGTACGATCCGGAGTTTTTTACTGCTGCCTCGATTCCTTCAAATGCTGTGAATCCTCTCATCGAGGCCGGCAGCAAACGAGTCTCCAAACTTGCCGATATTCCCGCTCCTGATCAATCTGAGACAAATATTCTAGGAAAGATCACCGCAAGCATACTTTTGGTCGCGCTGTACCTCGCGGAAAATGGGGATCCCACGCTCAGGGACGCTATCTATAGTCAGGTTAAACCAGTCGTTGAGGGTTCGGATTTTGATCTGGGCGCGATTTTGTCTTATGTGTCTATCGAAGACGACGATATTTTCAATCAAGCTCTAGAAGAACTTAAAAATGGAGTCTAATAGAAGCGCCATTGACAAGATGAAGACATGCCTGCAATGCGAGCATTTCTTCGAATTAACTCGTCAGTGCAAAAAGTGCGGGTGCTTTATGCCCTTGAAAGTAAGACTCCCCAATCAGCAGTGCCCGGTTGGCAAGTGGTGATCAAAAATCAAGATCGATCTCATCCTCAGCTTGAGGTTTGAAAGAACCGATTAACTCCACAGGCGTTGCGTAACCCGCGGCGCCTTTTGATCTATTTGCTTTCGCACACACCACAGCAAGTCGGGCGTGCTCCCTGTGCCACTCCTGCCACGATGCCCACAGAGCATCATCCTTGATTCGCTTCCCCGTTGGTGGCCCGCACAGAACAATATCACAGTAGGTGAGCATGTTATGTTGCACCCACTCGTCGGCGATCTGCGCGAACGGCTTCCCGTAGTGATCGATATCCACTCGCACTCCCTTCCTTAGGAGTTTCCCCGTCACCATACACTCGATCGGGTAGCTCGTCGTGGCCTTATAATCCTTCATCTGCTTTTCCACTCCCCTCCGCATGGCCGCTTTCACCGTGTTGAAGTGTTTCTCCTCGAGAGTGGCGGTCGTGGCGATTTTCTTGGTGGGGTAGAGTGCTTCCACCAACTTCGCTTTTGGAATGGGTTGCTTGCTGCCGCCACCCTCAAGCGACAGCATCTTCACTTTTCTCCCACCTGCCATTTCAAAATAGCGGAGATAAACGACAGTGTCGGGCTTCTGCGCCAGCTTCTCCCATCGCGAGGAAAGTCGGCAGACGCGGAGAATAAAATCTCGTGGTTCCCCAATCAGACGGGAGTTCGCACGGTTGTTGTCGATGATACGACCGACCTTCTTCGTGAATTCGCCTTTATTAAGACCTAGGGTTTCTTTCGCGTCCATTGTGGTATACTGGTTCTGTAGAGTTGTTACCCACGTATGTGAGCCACAAGTCGTCCGTGCCCGCAGAGGACCGGATTTACTCACCTGATTTTAGGGCTGAGTTGGCGCCTCTGGAGGACCAACTCGTTGAAGTCACAGGGAGAATCAAGGAGTTTCGTCACCACCCACGAAAGAAACATTTAGAGACCGTCCTCCTTGTGAATCTCATTGTGACACCTCTGCCTTTGGGGGAATCTGTGCCGTTGACCCACCTATGGTGTTTGACGCGGCACTTGAAGCGTTTAGGCATCCCCCTTGAGCAGAACGAGCGTGTGCGGTTCACCGGAACCGTTTACGCATACCACCGTCTCGGTGGCAAAAGCAAGTCACGCGGACTGAAAGGAACGCATGATTTTTCTATTCTCCCAGTTGGGACATGAAGATCGAAATCTACGACCTTTGGCGTGGAGGGAACACCGTCTACTTCTGGACATTGTATGATGGCCCAGATGGCATCGACAAGGTGTCCGGCTACGCCACCAGCCTCGAGGAGGCTGTGACCAAAATACTTGATTGGAGACAGCGCATTGCAAACGACTACATTGGATCCCTCAGCGAAGAAGAGCGCGGCGAAACAGTGGGCGATCGAGAGGTTGGCTGATCCCAACACCGTCATCATTGACCTCGAAAGCACCGGCATCCTCCGTCAGGATCCAAATACCGAGATTGTTCAACTCTGCGCCATCAACACCGCGGGACGCCCTATTCTCACGATGATGTTGAAGCCTGACCGGCCCATGTCGGCAGAAGTTCAGGGAATTCACGGCATCACCAACGAAATGGTGGAGGACAAACCGTTCTTCCTTCAAGTGGCAAAAATCATCGCCAAATATCTTGAAGGTAGGCATGTGATTGCTTACAATGCTGATTTTGATATTGCTCTTTTGGTTCATATGTTCCAAAAGTATGGTGAGACGGCGCCTAAATTTGCTGGCGCTTCATGCGCCATGGATCAATATTCAGCATGGGCTGGTGAGTGGTCAAAGAAAAAGAACGATGTGAAGTGGCAAAAATTGCCAAACCTTAGCGGGATGGCAAGCCACGACGCCCTTAGTGATTGTCTGAGCACCCTCAAAGTAATGCAAAAGATGGCGGGCCTTTTTGATGAAGCTGCTCAAAACGCCGATCTTATCGACATCGATTTTTGAGCCATGCAAACCAAAATAACCTTTCGCTACTCTGAGACTCAGGACCTTGAGCCACCATTCGAAGTCGTAATGGATGTTCCTGAGCGCTCTATTGAGGAGATGTGCGAGTATTTTCAGCGATTTCTGGTGGCTTGCGGCTACCTCTTTGAGGATGGCGAGAACATCCGGTCAGTAAAACGTAAAGAAGAATCGTATTACCCGGGCTGTGGTGGTGATATACTAACATTCAATGAGGACGGTTCGCCGTTCTGCTACGACTTTGGTAACAAATGATGGAAAATAGCAATCCCTGGTTTATCGAAGGCTCCAGCAAGGCCCGCCTCGTTAGTCACACCCCAGATCCAGAAGCCATGATGGGCTACATCGCCCGTGTGACTTCGAAGGATCAGACCAATCCAAATATCAAAGGTCTTCTGAAATATTGCGCCAAACACGGTCACTGGTCTGTGTTCGAACAGGCGAGCATGACAGTGGAGGTGGTGACCCCACTGGCCATTGCTGTGCAGCTTTTGCGCCATCGAAGTTTTTGCTTCCAGCAGTTTTCTGGGCGCTACGAAGATCAGCAGTTCATGAAGAACTACACTGGCGATTTGTCAGCGCATTTCAACCTCTTTTACGTTCCTGAGGAGGCTCGAGTCCAAGACGAGAAGAATCGTCAAAACAGCATTCCTACCACCGAGGGGAGTCTCACTGACGCCATGTGGAACACCATGGCAACCACGTACACAGTCGCTCTTCACGCTTATGAAGACCTCCTCAAGCGAGGGATCGCTAAAGAGATCGCTCGTTTCGTTCTGCCGCAAGGTGTGTATTCTCGAGTCTACGTTACTGGTAGTTGCCGGAGTTGGATACATTACATTGGTGTTCGCGATGACATCGGGGTTGCTCAGTACGAACACGTCGAACTCGCCCGAGCCTGCAAGCAAGTCTTCGCAGGAGTGTTTCCAACGGTGTACAACTCACTCGACTGGAGCTACAATACAGAAGTGAATGAAACTGATCGTCTCAAGAAGGAAGTCATCGAACTTCAAGCAGAGATTGCCACCATCAAAGCAATGAAGAATGACCGTACGAGCACTTCCGACTAGGACCAAACTGGAAGAGATCTTCGAGCTGGAGCGGACACCTGCTCCTCTCGTTGTGGTCGATTTCCACGTGTACGCCCACGACATCATGAGGTGGTACACCGATAAGGTGGCCAAACTTGTATCCGAGGAGGTGGCAAAAAAGCTTCTTCGTGCTGCGTGGGCTGCAAAAATTCAGCGTGGTCCGGACATGTTGCCACGCCATACTTACCGTTACGTTATCGTGGCCGACTCACGCTACCGTGACACTGGCAACTACTGGCGTGACAAGTTTATGTCAGATAGTAAAGTAGTGGCGCAAGCGTGGGATAACTACGCTGAGGCTCAGAAAGTTCCGCGTGAGTCTCTGAAGACGAACTACAAAGGCACACGTGGCGAGAAGACAGATGACTTCTGGTTGGTGTTCAACGCTGGAATGGATTACTGTCAAGAATACTACGGGGTCTTCACACATGAGGGGTACGAAGCTGACGACTTCGCGGGTGCTATCTATCGTGCATCGAGGGACAAAACGGGTGAAGTCGTGCAAAAGCGTCAGATACTTCTCTCCACGCTTGATCGCGACTGGTCGCAACTTGTCGATGAGTCCCATCGAGTCTACTTTGCGAACACGCGAGTGCCGTTCCCATCAGAAAAAATCCAAGAGCGTTTTGTTGGTGAGCTGGGTGTTAAAGAACACACTCTACACAAAATGGGTTACGAACTCGATCACCCTAAGAATCTTGCTGAGTATAAGGTCCTACACGGTGACATGGGCGATAATCTTCCGCCCGGTTCACCTAAATGCCTATTTGATCTATGTGACGCCAACCCTGACTGGAACATCGAGGCGGTATTTCCGGACTTTCCTTCCCTTCTAGAGACCTTAAACAATCCCGGGGCCAACGACCGTCCCGATCATTACGAGAAGGCACTTCGCGCTTTCGCCGCAATTGGAATTGAGGCTCCCGTTAAATTGTGAGAAAGGAAATCATTTCAGAATGGATTTACGAGTTTGGCATTAGTGATGAGCTTTTAGAAACAACTCTTTCCATTGTGGATGATCTGGCATACGAGAACAATTCAAGGCACGCTGATCAAAGCGAGGATCGATTCCTTCATCTGAGGCCCGAATTGTCGGGTCTCTTCGAGTGGTTCCACTCCTGCCTTAACGAGGCTGGAACCGATCTCGGACTTAGGCGAAGTGAGTTTAAGATCGTCATGTCATGGGCGAATAAGTCGTCCATTGGCAACGGTCACCACCCCCACACCCACCCGAACTCCTGGATCTCGGGAATCCTTTATCTAACGAACTCGAATTCCTCAACTCATTTTAGCAAACCCACAATATGGGCAGACATGTCAACTTCTGACGTATTGCTGCCAATGAACTTCTCACATAATTTCTACCAGAACAGAACTGAGAAAGGAAAACTCATCTTATTTCCTTCATCGCTTCTTCACTGCGTGAATCCCCATCAGTTAGAAAGTGATCGTAAAACCTTGTCATTCGACGCGGTTCCTTGGGGAATTACAGGTGATCCTGAATCGTTGTCGTGGATAGATCTGTCTAAATTGGGGTAAAAGATACACAAAGCATAATCAGTCTAGGATGCACAGTCTAGACAGTCAGTATCAGACTCAGGCCTTGCGCGCTGTCCAAACCCTCCTTCAGGGTTCGGGCGGCATTTTTGCGCGTATTCCTGAGTCATACGCAAAGCATCTCGCTCATAACTATAGTGACGGTTCTATCTCACTGTTGAGCAAAATTGACACCTTCACATTTTCCCCCGAACTTGAAGATTGGCAGATTGAGGAGGCGATTGAAACGCTTTCGAAAGCGGATCCCGCCGATTGGCCAACTCTCAACGACATAGAGTCGATCGATCTTGATTCAGTGTACTATGGCGATCGCGGAACGCCTCGCTTCGACAACTTCGAGGATTTTGCTGAAGTGTCGGATATGGAGTATGGAAATCGCGTCGCAAAAATGTTCAAAGCGGCGATAGAATCTGTGTTTGGTCAGGAAGTAGACAGTGTCGGTACATCAAAAGGTGAGCCGCCTTCAAAAAATAATCAGTATTGCAAAGACGGTGATTGTTTTCGTGGGACGTTTGATCATGACGGAAAAAAATTCACTTTTGAGCTTGTAAGAGATGAAAATGATGAGTGGCACTTGGCCTACAGGCTAGACAAAGCATCGCGAGATAAACTCTTTAAACCCGCAGCTGAAACAAAGAGGAAAAAATAATGGCACAAAGGTTTAACTCGATAAATGGAGGCGTTGTTGATAGCGTTATTGCTGGTCTTGGGAACAACGTTTCTACCAACATCCTAAACATTGGAAGCGGGCAAAATGCCAGTTTTGGCATTAATTCTGTCCTTGGCGGAGTTGTTCAGGACACTACGGGATATTATCTTAACGAAGGACAAAACTATCTTCTCAGCCAACTTGGGTCGACCCTTGGCAACTCGGCACAAAGTGCTCTTGTCAACGCTGTTACGACACAAATCGCTACAGCCGGCATCAATCAGGCAATTAGTTTTGTCAGTCAGGTTATCCCAAACCCGTTTCTTGGCGGCAGCAATGTCACACTGGCAGGACTTGGAGCACAAGCTGCTCGATCAACCATTAGTATTCCAGATAGTGTGGCTTCCCAACTGGAGGATGCTGACTATGGCGGTTCAGCCTACACTCTTGAGGATATTGTCTTTACTCTTGTCCCAGCAAATGCAGGTGCCCAAACTCAGCTGCCGCCACAAACTGCACCCACCACTTCTTGGGATGTTGGGTTTGATGCTGAAGCGTCAAAGTCTATTCCCGCCATTGACGGTTTCAAAACGGTGATCGCCAATGAAGGGTTTGCAAAAGGCCAAACTGTGGGCGGTAGAAACTTCGGTGCTGCTTACACCACTCTTGGCGGTAGAGCTTCACAAGTAAAGCCAGTTGGCAGCTCAATTGGTACTCCCATGAAGGTAAATTGGTGATGGCACTTAGTTTCTCGGGAATTTCTGCTTCTGACGCTTCGTACGCCAGTCTAAGGAATTACTCACAGGCTGCCGGCATTGGAAACATCAGCCTAAGTGATGCGGCCAAAAATAAGTTTGATACCGCTGCTATTGCAAGCGACACTCCATTTTCTACATCACCCAATGTTCCTGATTATGGCGGTGATCTTCTTTCGGCTTCTCCGACATCAAGTAATTCTAGTGCGTGGACATTTATCACTGCTCCACAATCAGTAAACTATAGCGTTTCGTCTGATGTTCAGCGTGTGGAGATTTTTGGTACAAACGCACCACCTGTGATAGCTGCAGGACGCGGAATGCGTGATCTCACCCTTAGTGAGGCTCTTATGGAGGGGTTTACTTTGGGAAAGTCTGTTCAGAAGAACCTTGACGACCTTGAAAAATTGATGGACGTAGAGGTCAACTCAGAAAGTGGGTTTGTCAACGTCCCAGTTTACAACGCATTTGCCGGTGGAAAAGACTACGGTCTGTACATCATTGAACAAATTGAAGTTGACGAGCAAATGAGAGACCTTCAAGGTCGTGCCACACGGGCAATGGTTGGCGTGTCTTTGAAACAAGTTCCCAAATATCAGGTTGGGACAGGCGTCGATCAGGCAGGAGCATCCACAGGTGGCCAAGCGCTTGACGCTTCAAAGTTCAACACAGAAGTGGAAAAACAAGGTAAGAACATCGCGAAAAATGCAGCCAACACCCCCGCTGCAGCTGCTCAAAAAATAAGCGGAGTGGATGTCCCTGCTGGAGCCACAAACGTTTCCTCTAAGCAACTTGCAAACGGAAAAACACAAGTTAGTTACAGACTTAACGGTGTGAATTATACCAAGCAAGGTTCATAAAATGTCACAGAGCACCCAAACATTCATCCTTGTTGGTGATTTTAAAGACAACATCACGCCAAAGCTGCGCAAGCTAAATCGTGAGCTTACCAAGTTTTCAAAGGATCTTAACAAATCTCTTTCGTCGGCGACAAAGGGGATTGATCGTGACTTTGAAAGACTGTCCAAAAATGCCTCAAAGTCATTTGACCAAGTGGGGCGCAATGCCTCCAAATCCATTTCAGGAATTGAGAAAAGTCTTGATGCGGCAGGAAGAGCAGCAGGAAAGGTCGCTGACAGGGTGTCTCAGATTGGTGAGGGTGTCAAGGGTCTTGACGGCATCGGCGAATCGCTTGAAGCGGCAGCTCGTGCTGCGGGTCGAGCACAGGATGAGGTCATGGGCATCGGTGAAGCAGCAGGCCGAGCCAACCGTCAAGCTGACGACTTGATGAACACACTGCTCAAAGCTGAAGGCTTGAGCAAGTTTGGTGATGCGATGGCCCAGGGCTTCAGCCGTGGCATGGGCTCTGTCATCGGCATGGCTCAGAAGGGAGCCGGGGTCGTCGCAAAGCTTTTCAAAGACGCAATGGACGATGAGCTCGCCGACATCAAGGCGGCTTCGGGCATCCAGGGTTCATTTGGAATGGCTGGCTTCAAAGGAGACTTCAGAGACTCCGAGAAGATGTACAAAAAGTACGACCAAGTCGTATCAGAAATGATTCGACAGTCGTCGGCTCCCACGGCAAAAGTTGTGGAGCTTCAGAGGTACACTCTCGACACCATGGGCCCGCTGATGCTTGCGGCGCAGGGCGTGAAGAAGGGTACCGCGATGAAGGACATCGATCCCAAAAAGATCGAAGCTTCAGCGACACAGTATGGTCAGTTCTTGGAGAAAGCGGCACTATTCTCCCAAGGAACGGGCTCTGCGGGATTTCGTGTTGCTGCGGGTATCGAAGGTCTGGTGACTCGAGGGAAAATCGACACCACGATCGACTTCTTCACCGACAACATCATGTTGATGAAGAATCTCGAGGAAGCTGGATTCGCCGGTCGGGGGATGAAGTCGGCGAAGATGATGACCGCCACAGACGCCCAGAGAATGGCGGCTATGATGGAGGCGTTCAACAAGTCGATGTCGAGTGAGTCGACTGCCGCGATGGCGCAAAGTCTCACGGGTTCACTTCAGGGACTCCAAGACACCATCTTTAACCCGTCTGTGGGTATCCTCGGTATGTCAGTGACATACTCGAAAGAGGAACAGAAGAAAGCAAACGCCTCGATCAAGAGAATCCAAGACGCTCGAATTGCTGGATACAAGAAAGAACTTGAGAACACTAATACCTCAATTGAACGCAGAAAGCAATTAGAAAACAACATCAAACAGGCGGAAATCACCCGCGACAAACTGATCAATGAAGACAGAATTAGCACCCCATTCAAAGCGTTCAGTTACGCATTCACTAGCCTTGTCCAGGGTCTCACCAATGCGCTGAACGCCATCGGTCCGGTGTGGACCCAGTTGTCCCTCACCATGATCGATGTCACCAACAAGGTGTTCGGTCCTCTCACAGAGACGCTACAAAACGTCGCGTCTGACATGCGTGGTGGGAAATACACGCAAATGGAGGGCTTTGGCCGCATCCTCGGCGAAATCTTTAAGACGATTGGTGAGATATTTGCTGATTTGGCGAAAATGATCACCGACCCGAACTCCGCAATGGGGAGAGCCCAATCAGAGTTCATGAAAGGTTTCATGGATGCTTTTAAGGAACCTGGAAGTCTTGAGAAGGCAAAGAAAGGTTTGACAGACGGCATCAATGCCCTGATCACAAAACTCTTCAGTGTTTTGACATCGATCATCACCTCTGAGGCGATGCGCCCGATCGTCATTCCATTCATCGCATTGATGTTTGGACCACCGCTTATCAGCGCAGTCATTGCTGGGGCTACTCCACTCATCATCAATGCTATTTTGGGGATGTTCACCGGGATCGCCGGTAAAGCCGCCCCAGGAGTGGCTGGTGCTGCTGCAGCTCGTGGTGGTGGTGGCCTATTGGCTGGTGCTGGTAAGGCACTTGTTGGCAACTTTGGCACCCTAGGGGGAATGGCTCCGAAAGGCGTCGGAAAGGCGGCGGGTGCCGCGAAGATGAAGGGCATCGGCGTGGCCGCTGCTGGAATGGTTACTTTGGCCACGCACGCTCCTGCTTTGGGCAAGGCTGGAAAAGCGATCATGAGTATCGGTAAGAAGATCCCTCTGCTGAGTGTTGGCTTCGCTGGTCTCGACTTCATGATGCGAAAGGACAAGGAGGGAGTGGCAAAAGCTGGTGGTGGTGCTCTCGGTGGTCTCGCTGGTGGTGCTGTTGGTGCGGCGATTGGCACAGCGATTTTGCCGGGCATTGGAACAGCGGTTGGCGGCGTTCTTGGCACAGTTTTGGGTGACAAGCTTGGAACTGGACTTGGCGGGTTGCTGACAACCACAACTCAGCAACAAAACGCTGCAGCTGACAAACAACTCGCCGCCGCCGCTGAGCAACAGCGCGCGGCATCTGAGAGGATGCGCCAGATTGGCATTCAAAATGTCAATCCGGCAGGTGTCGCTGACCCAATGAAGCTCAGTCAGACTATCAAAGCTCTGGGTCTCGAGGGTGACAAGTCGGTCCAAGCCTACGCAAACGCCACCTACCAAACACGGCAATTCACAGACAGTGCAGCCGCTGCAAAGGACAAACTGTTTGGGTTGGTGGAAAATCTCAAGGCGATGGGGTATTCCAGCCAACAGATTTGGTCCCAAGCTGATGTCAAAGCAGCAGCTGCCAACTACAATGCTTTGCAAAGGAAAGCTGGCGAAGCTGCCAAGGCAATGGACACAACGTTCAAAGCCATGCCTCAGACTGCATCGCGTGGAATCATGACGGCGATGTCAAAGATGTCGACCACACAGATCGAGGCGGCGATCGCGGCGAAGATCAATCTAATGAAGCCACCTCAGATCAACTGGCAAATGAACATGCCTGCCGGTCCTACTGGCACATCAACCTTGTTCACCCCACCCTCAACTAGACCACCCAATAAAAACAAACCTCATAGCATGTTCTCATTCGCAAAAGGTTCTGCCAATCCTTTCAAAGGAAGCTTGGGTGAAGCACTTAACTATGAAATGGCGCACAAGCCCAAAGGTTCTAATCTCGTCATCGCCAATTCCAGTGAGACAATCATCCCAGCTGCTGACGGACTTGGTAGTATGAAAGGTGTCATCAACGCCATTTGGGCAAGTAGCGCGGACACGGTAGCGGTGATGGCCAAGGGTTTTGCAGCTCTTACAAAGGCCACAGTGTCTGGCGACAATCGCCTTGCAGCTGCTGTTGCCACGGGGGATGCAAAAATCATGGGAGCAATTAAAGCAGTGTCCGCTGCTGGTGGTTTGGGTGGAGGTTTTGGTGGTGCACTTGGAGGTGCCTCAGGGAACCTTCAATCCGCGGCGGCGATGGCCAAAGGGATGGGATTGACAATGACGTCCTACAAACGCAATGGCCCTCCAAATGCCTCCTATCATAATGTGGGCCGCGCGATGGATTTCTCCAATTCCACTGGCCCCACCCCACAAATGATGCAGTTCGCCCAGGGCATGGCTGCAAAATATGGCTCGTCAATGGCAGAACTCATCTATACTCCTCTTGGCTTCAGCATCAAGAATGGAAAGAGGGTGGCGCCTTATGCTCAGGCAGGCCACTACAACCACGTTCACGTTGCGTTTGCTCACGGCTTCAGCAATCCTCGTCTTTTCACATCAGCTCGTGCAGCCGCTGCCTATGAGGGAATGATGGCTCCAGCAGGAGCGCA